TGCACCAACAAGCTCGACCCCAAGGCCCTGGCCTTCATTGTCGACGCCATCGGCCGCTACTACTGCGACGCCGACGGGGTGGAAGCGATGGCCGCGGTCGAGACCAACAACCACGGCTTGGCCACCCAGGACACCCTCCAACTGCACCTGGGCTACGCCCACTTCTACGTCTGGGAATACGCCGACGCCGCCAGCGTCGAGCGGCGCTACTCGACCCGCATCGGCTGGATGACCAGCCCGCGCACGCGCCCGCTCCTCCTCGCCAGCTACTACGGTGCGATCACCACCTTCGACCCGCTCTCCCAGATGCCGGACCTCATCCTCAACTCCCCGATCACCAGGGGGGAATTGCGCCACTTCATCACCCAGTCGACAATCGGCGAAGCCCAGGCCGCCCGCGGGCAGCACGACGACGCGGTGATGGCCTCAGCAATCGGCTACTACGTCGCCTGGCGCATGGCAGGCGGCGAAGTCGAACCGGTGGCCGAGCGTCGCCGCCGCAAGGCCGCGCTCGACCACCTCAATCAGCAGAAGGGCGTGGAGCGGCCTGACTTCCGCAACTCGCCCATGACCGCCGAAGAAGCCGACGAGACGGAGCCCGACTATGGCGAAACCATCCGCGATGATGCCTATGACCTCACTGAGTCCGACACCGGGAGCAGCCTCTACTTCGGGGACGAACGCAACCGGGCGTGAAGACACGCCCACCGGCGGTGCTAGCGCACCACCGAACCCCGCAGGGCCGCGGGAACCGGCCGCGGTCGTCAGCGAGATCCAGCGCCTCGCCTGGTCGCTGGTGCGCCACGCGCCCACCCTCACGCCCGGCCTGCACCTCTCTCGCACTGAGTGCAACCACCTCGAAGCCTACACCGGCGTGGGCAGCACCCGCACCCCCGACGAGTTCACCCGCGCCGTCAGTCGCCTGGCCTCGATCTGCATTGGCGACATCCGCATCCCGTTCACGCCGGGGCAGCTCGCGGAGCTGGCGCACCGCGCCCACAAGCGCGGGCGGTCGGTCGAGGAGGAGATGCGCGCGGTGGTCAGCCGGATCGAAGACGAGCTGTTCTACAAGGGAGGCTAGCGATGCCGACCGAACGCAAGTCTCGCCCCGAGCCGCCCTCTGTGAAGTCGCTCCTGACCGGCCGCGTCACGCCGGAAAAGCGGACCCAGATCAGCGCGTGGCTGGACGGCATCCTCAACCCGAGCCGGATGACGCCGTCGCCGACGCGGCAGACCACGCAGGTCCCGCCCTTCTGGGGGCTCACGCCGCTTGGGAAGAACGCGACCGCCGACCTCGCGCTCGGCCAGATGAACGACCAGTATCCCGAGGCCGCCGCGAAGTCCCCCACCGCGACGGTGCTCCCACTCTGGCCCTGGATACGGGCGCGGCGCTTCGAGGGTGGGCACATGCAGTTCGGGCGTGGAACCGTGCCGAGCGACGCCGATGCCCCCGAGACCTGGTCGCGCAAGTACCAGGAGCTGCTCGACACCTCACGCCACGAGCTGTCGCACGGCATGGGGCTCCCCGACAACTACGACGGGTGGTCCGGCCTCTCGGCGCAGGACGTGAGCGATGTCTCCGCGCGCCTGCACGAGGACATCGCGCTGCCGCCCGACCGCCCGACTCCCCCTCCGCTGAAAGGATCGCGCTGATGGCGCTCCACGACTTCTGGTGTCAGGTCTGCGGGCAAGTCCTCGTGGACGTCAACGTCCCGATCGCCATCGGCGCGACCGCGGGCGCCCCGCTCCACTGCGGCCGACCCACCAACTGGATCCCCTTCACCCGCGCGATGGACATCGGCGCGGTCAAGGGCGCAGGCTTCAAGGGCTTCACCTGCCGCGACGGCCGCGGCAACCTGGTGCAGGTCGACTCGCTCCACACCATGCGCCGGGTCGAGCGCGAGGCCGAGCAGGCCTACCGCAACGGCGAGGGTGAGCCGGTGGTCTTCCGGCGCTGGGCCAACACCGACTCCAACAAGGACGTCCACACCCTCGCCCCGCCGGGATGGACCGGCGGCGCGCAGCCCGACCCCAAGTGGGTGAAGGCGCACGCGGCGGACCTCAAGCGGGACGCGAGTGTGGCGGACACCGAGTACGGGCCAGGCATCAACGACTCGACACCCTCCGCGCTCGATCACCTGAGCAAGGACTAGTGGTGCGATTCAGGCGACTGGCCTTCGAGTGCGAGCCGCAGCTCTCGGATCAGCGAGAGGAAGTCGGCGTTCTGCACGCGCAGCTGCTCGACCTCCAGCAGGAGCTGGACATTGCGCCCGGTCATCGCGGTCAGCGCCTCCTGCTGCTTGGCGATCGTCTGCATGTTCACGCTGACCAGGGTCTCGGCCCCCTTGATCGCCGCCTCCAGGTCCTCGATGCGCGCGTGCAGCTTCGCCGCCTCCTGGCTCACCGCCGGGTCGAGTGCCAACCGCGCCTGCCACACCAGCAGGTCGTTGACCGCCTTGCGCGGGTTGGTGTCGTGCTCGCGGGTGAAGATCCAGTCGGTGATGCAGGCGTCGGAGACCGCGTCCTTCCACCGGCGCAGGTCCGTGATCTCGGCGACGAAGGACTCCAGCAGCTTGTAGGCCGCATACACATCACCACCGTAGATCGTCGCCCCGCCCCAGGTGATGACCGCCTCGGTGATCCGCCCCTCCGCGTCGATCACCCCGTCGAGCGACTCGGCGGCCGGTTTGCCCTTCTCCAGGATCTCCTTCGCGCGGGCCAGGTCTTCGTCGAGCGTCGGGTAATACGTCATCGTCGTCGTCGCCTCCTCTCGGTTAGTCGTGGCTGGTGTCGCGGGCGGACGTCCGCTTGGTGGTGCGACGGCCAGGCCCCGGGCGAGGACGCCCGTAGCGGTCGGTCTTCAACGAGGGCAGCTGTCCCCGTCGACTCTTCCCCGGGTGTGCTCGCAGCGTCACCCCGCACGCACAGCGTTCAGCCTTCATCGCCGATCGAGAGACTAGCATATGCCTGACTTCTCCCCCTCCGGTGTGCTCGACCTCCCGCAGGCGACAGCCGACTCGCTCTCGCGTGGCGACCCGCGGGTGGTCAACTGGCTGCGCGAGTGGGTGCAGGAGGGCGACCTGATCAACCGCCAGGACCCCTCCTACGACCTGATCGGCAAGGCCCAGGACTACATCACCGGCAACCAGCGCAGCCCCGAAACCTGCAAGCTGCCCTACCTCCCGCAGGTCACCATCAACGAGACCCGCAAGGCGATGCAGGCGCACGTCTCGGCGATCACCGACCTCAAGCCGGTCGCGGGCTGGCGCGCCAACCCCGAGTATCAGGTCCAGGCGAACATGCTCAACCAGTATCTCCTGGCTGAGTGGGTCACCACGATGATGGACCTCGACCTGGGCGACTGCGTCAAGTACTCACTCGCGGGCGGCACCGGCGACCTGGTCGTCGACTGGGACCCGCACGCCCCGCAAGGCGGCGCCCACCAGCTCACCGCGCGCGACCCCCGCGACACCCTCCCGCTGCGCCCCTCCTTCGGCCGCTCCAACCAGCTCTGGGAAGGCGTCTGCTTTCGCGAGGAGCACACGGTCAACGTCCTGCGCGGGATGTATCCGACCAAGTCGCACCTCTTCAAGGCGTCGACCGACACGCTGCTCGGTCAGGTCATGGGGCGCTTCCGCACCGGCATGTCGCGCCTGCTCTCGCCCTCCGACCCACTCGACTCCATCGCCTGGCCCGGCACCGCGGGCACCCTCAAGAAAGCTCGCGCCGGGTCGATCGTCGTCTACCGCGCCTACTTCAAGGACCGCACCCGCAACCTCACCGGCAAGCCGATCCCGATGGGCACGCCCGGCACCAACTGGGCCTACATCGCGCAGCCCAACCAACCGCTCTACCCGCGCGGGCGCCTCCTGGTCTCGACCGAAGACACGATCATCTACGACGGCCCGAACACCTACTGGCACGGGATGTTCCCCTTCTGCCGCCTCAAGCTGTGGTCGGTCCCGTGGCAGTTCCTCGGCATCCCGCTGTTCAACGACCTCCTCCCACTCCAGGACGCGATCAACGACACCGTCCAGGACGTCCGCCTGGCGATGCGCCAGTGGACCAACCCCGACATCACCTACAACCGCACCGCGGTCTCCGAAGCCACCATGAAGCTGATGGACCCGCGCCGCCCGGGCAAGCGGGTCAAGGTCATGCCGGGCTTCGGCGACCCCTGGAAAAAAGAAGAGGGCCCCGCGCCACAGATCATCCAGCTCGGGATCGAGATGTGGGAGAAGCTGACCCAGAAGTTCGCCGACCTCTCGGGCACCGCCAACCTCTCCGCCCTCCTGCAGCTGCGCCAGATGCCGAGCGCCGACACGATCCAGAAATACTACGAGGCGCTCACTCCCGAGATCCGCAACGAAGCCCGCCAGGTCGAGCTGTTCCTGCGCGACTTCTCCGAGATGGTCAAGTCGAACTACTTCCAGTTCCTCTCGACCCAGAAGCGCATCCAGGTGCTCGGCACCGGCGGCCAGATGCTCAACGAGTTCGACTGGGACCCCGACCAGTTCGTCCCCTCGCTGCACCCGGGCGAGCCTGGCTACACCCCGGAGCTGGACGCGACCACCACCAGCCGCGACCAGCGCGCCCAGTGGGTCACCAAGCAGTTCACCTTCATTGTCGCGCCCAACAGCGTCCTCGCGCTGGACGCTCAGGAGCGCAAGATGATGCGCGTGCAGCTGGCGCGCATGGGCTACTACGACTTCTGGTCGCTGCACGAGACGCTCGAAACCCCGAACGTCGGCGCGCCGCCCGCGATCCCGCTGCCGCCGATCTCGCCGCCGCCGCCCAACGTCCTGCCGCTGATGTTGCAGCAGGTCCAGCAGACTCCTGGCGCGCTCCAGGCGATGGCGACCGGCATGATGGCGATGCCGCAATACACCGACCCGGCCTCCGGCCGCACCTTCACGATCACCCAGACCGGCCAGGTCATGGAGCTGCGCGTCCCGGTCACCGTCACCGAGCGGCTCCAGGCCCAGTCGATGCTCGGTATCGGCCAGACCGAGAACCCCGCCGGACGCAAAGCCTCCGGCCAGGCGCCGCCGCAGCAGGAAGTCAAGAACGACCAGCCGGGTGGCCGGTCGACGATCACCGAGTCGAAGAAGTGAGGAGACGCATATGCATCTGGTACTGTTGACCTTTGCGCTCGTGCTCTTCATCGTCTCCGCCACGCTCGCCCCGGGTTATGAGCCGTGGCGCTGGCGGGCGCTCTGCCTCGGCCTGGCGGCCTGGATCGCGGCGTCCTATCCCTTCTGAGGCGCGCCATGGCTGACTCCTACCCGCAGCGTGTCCTGCCCGACCCGCGCTTTGCGACCAGCGACCTGCCGCTGCCGCCCGAGGCCTTGCGCCCGCCGCAGCAGTATGGGCAGCCCGCGCTCGCCCGCCTGCGCGTCCCGGGCGACGCCTACGACGACCCGCTCGCGCTGGACGCCCCGCCCGCGCCGCCCTCGGACTGGGACGTCGCCAACGCCGCCCTGGCCGCGCGTGCCGCGGACGTCAACCCCGTGGCTGGTGTCAAGCGCGCCGTCAAGGGCATGGCCGTCCTGGGCCGTGCGCTTCCCCAGGACGACGACTTCCTGCAGCGCGGGGGGTTGCCCTCGCCAGGCCCCCGACCATCCCTGCGCGAGGCCGCAGGGGGCGCCGCCGACATCCTGGGCGGCAGCATGGACGCCGGGGCGGTGTTCCTCCCTGGCGCCATCGCCAAGGCCCCGCTGAAGGTGGGCGCGTCGCTTCTGGCGGGCACCGCGGTCGGCGAAGGGGTCTACGCGGCAGGCGAGAAGCTCGGCGTTCCCCGGGAGTATGTCGACCTGGCGGCGCAGGCGCTCGGCCTGGGGGCAGGCATCGCGACCCATGCGGTCCTTGACTCTCCCCGTGCACGAGCCGACCTGCTCGCCAAAGCGCGGGAGCTGTATCACAGCGACCAGGGCGCGATAAAGCTCCCAGACCTCGGCGGCCCCAAACGCGAGCTGCTCACTGAACCCGGCGAGCTGCGCCCGGGCCAGGGCGCGAAGCCCGTGGGGGCTGGGGCGTCCGAGACGGCAGCCGCAACCCCCCTCAATATCGCGGAGGTCGCCAGCAACCTGTTCCCGAAGCTCGACGCCTACGCCAAACCTGCGGGCCTGCTCAGCAGCAAGACCATCCTCAAACGCCTGGACAGGATGCCGGATATGTCACCCGAGATCAGGGCGAGCCTGGAGCGCGTCGCCGCACAGATCGGCGACCGGCGCGCCATGCCCGAGGAGGTGCAGGCGCTCGCGCGCGGCGAGACCTATACGCCCAGTCGAATCGTCCGCCGTGTCAACGCGCCCGCCGAAGGTGTGAAGCAGCGCGTGGGCGCGCCCTACGGCGTGACCAACGCGCGCCAGGAACGCGGCCTGCGCGAGCGCTACATGCAGACGATGGACCTCGGCAAAGAAGGCCGTGACTGGTACGACGAGGCGGGCAACGCGATCATGTTCTACGCGAACGACGACCCCGTGCGCGCCAATCAGGTGGCGGGAGACCTCGCGATCACCTCCCCGACGGCGGAGGTGAGCGGCAATACCAGCATGGGCGTGAAGGGCTACAACCAGGCCAACGCGGGCGCGCTCGTCCGTGCAGGCCGCTACCCGACCGAGATGGCCAAGCGCATCACCGAGAACCACCTCCCCTTCGACCCCGACGCCGTCGGAGTCACCGGCCCGAAGCGTTACCCCTTCCAGCAGAACCTGGCGCGCGGCGGCGGGTTTCCGCTCCGGTGGGACCCACCGCGGGCCGTCCATGACATCTGGGACGCCGAGGCGCACGGCTACATGAACCCCGACGGCTCGCCAATGCGTAGCGGCTTCGGCCCCGCGCAGCACCGGTGGATGGACGCGCAGCAGGACAAGATCATCGCGACGTCGAACCAGCGCGCTTTGGGTGGGTTCACCAACTGGGACGAGCTGAAGTCGCAGGCCGCGGCCTGGACCGGGGCACAAATTCGGGCGGGCAGACTCGACCCCAAGGACGCCGCCAGGTCCTACGCCAACTACTTCGAGGGCCTCGTGGCGCAGGGCTCGCGCGAGACGATCCCGGGGCGGACCACGGGCCACATGCCACAGCTGCTCGAATCGGGCATGGAGCCGTTCCGCCAGCACCTGCACAACACCATGATGAACGAGGCGGGGATCTACGACGCCAAGGGGCGTGACCAGATCGCCGCAGGCTACGGCGGGCTCGTCGGGCGAGCGTTCGAGGGCCCAGGGCTCTTCCAGGGCGAGATCAGCCCCGGGATGCAGACCAAGGTGCTCACCGGCTCCCAGAGCATGCCGAATGGACCGACCGGCGCGCGGGAGATGGACGAAGGTTCGCGACGCCTGATGAACGCCTCCGAGGCGACCTACGCGCTCGGTATGGGCCAGGACGTGGGTGCCTGGTCCAGACTGTTGCCCGCGGGCAGCGGCGCACCACGCGGCCTGTGGGATGTGGCGCTGCCTGGCGGGACGATCACCAACGCGCAGCTGAAGGGGCTCGCGCTGCGCATCCCGAACATCGGGAAGATGGCGGTGATCTCGACTGACGACGGCGTGCGCCTCGGCAACATGGATAAGGCGACGGCCAGGAAGATCGTCAAGATGCTAGGCGGCACGGTGAAAGAGTCGGGTGCGGGCCTGGACACGGGACAGGGGTCCGGCTACATGGAGAACAACTTCCGGGTAGACCGCGCAGGGCAGCAGTTCCTCGACCCGATTCGCCTCATGGGCACCAACCGGTTCAACGAGTTCGCCCCCGCGATGTTCGACCGTATCCGCCGGGCCGACGCCATGTTCCGGCGCGACACCGGCGGTCGCTTCAGCCTCAGTCAGATGCGCGACGAGCTGCTCGGCACCGTCGCGGGCGAGGGCTTCCAGGGCCTAGAGCGCCTGGCGAAGAAATACGCGATCCCGGTCACCCTTCTGGTGGCGGGTCTGCAGGCCCTGGGGCATCCGGTGCCCCCGGGGGCGCCGCAGCCGCCATCACCGTCGGGTTCGTCGCCAGAGTAGGCCACACGTTGGCGTACCACCACTTGAAGGGGGGCGCCTCCGCCCAGCCCGCGCTCGGGCGCGGCATGGGGAAGAAGGCGGCGTACCAGTGGCTGTGCGCCAGTTGGTAGTCACGCGGCGGAGGGACCCGCGCAGGCTGTGCGGCGCTGAGCGAGCTGTTGTGCTCCACGACCTCGTAGTCGTCGTAGACCGGCGGGTCGTACTTCGGGTCGTCGAGGTCGAGGTCGTCGTCTTCGTCGGTGTTGGTAGACATACATATGCATCCTACCACACCTCACCCGGGTGTGGGACCCCTCGCGCCCCGTCCGGCAGGGGGCTCTTGACAGCCCCCCAGTCTCCCCTGACCCTAACTCTCATGCCGCTCACGCCCTCGGGCAACAAGGTCCTGTCCTCGATGCAGTCGACCTACGGCGCCGACAAGGGCGAGCGGGTCTTCTACGCCTCGATCAACAAGGGCAAGCCCGGCTCGCAGAAGTGGGAAGGGCCTAAGGGGATGGCGACGCCCAAGCCTGCCGCCGTGCCGCGCTCGTTGAGCCGCCGCTGATGGCAAAGGGCGAATCCTTCGACGACATGATCCACCGCGTGCAGACGCGCCGCGTCAGCAACGGCCAGCGCGGCAGCCGCCCAGGAGACACCGCCATGTTCCAGAAAGCGACCGCCCCCGCCGCCTCCATGAGCGCCGACCCCGACCTCGCCTCGGAAGGCTCGGAGCTAGCCGTCTCGCCCGCGGTCAGCCTGGGCGGCGGCAAGAAACCCAGCAAGTCCCCGACCAAGCGTCCGAACCCCTTCGCGGGGGGCAAGGGCTTCCAGAAGGGCGGCAAGGGCAGCTTCAGCCGCGGCGGGCGCTACTGATGGCCGAGGACCAGAAGACCGCGGCGAACAAGAAAGACTTCGCCGACGAGCGGACCTACTCGGACTACGGCGGTCAGAATCAGTCCGCCCGCGACATCCTCGGCCCGAACACCTTCCGGCGGCGCGACCGCATCGGCGGCCCCCTCGGCCGTGACACCAGCGAAGGCGCCCGCGCCTCGATGCAGCTCGAAGGCGGGGCGACCCCCTCCGACCTGGTGCGCACCGTCGTCGGCTCGCGCGACCGCGACATCGAACTCCCGAGCGAGGTGGCCAAGCCGCCCACGCGCAAACCGATCACCGCGCCCCGTTCCCTGTCAGGAGGCCGACGCTAATGGGCTCCCCCAACTTCGCAGGCTTCCCGGGCCTCGGCCCGACCCCCGGCAGCTCCGCCCTCGACGGCCCGCCGCCCTCGCCGACCGGGATGTCGAACGGCCCGAGCGGCGGCGGTGGCGGCCCCTTCTCGATGCGCGGCCTGGCAGGCTCGATCCCCTCTTCAGGCATGCCACCCGAGGTCCTCACTGGCCTCACCCAGGCGATGTCCGGCGTCAGTGACGTCCTCGACTCTGCCGCGCAGATCACGCCCGACCAGTCCGCACAGCTCTCGCTCATCAAAGACATGATTCAGCAATACCTCGCCAGCGTGATGCAATCGGGCGGTGGCGCCGTCTCGCCGACCGCGGCCGGTTCGGCCCCGCCCATGGGCGGCATGGACCGTGGCATCAGTGGCGCGGGTTCAGTCTAGGAGCAGCCAATGATCACCAAGCCTGACCACGACAAACCAGGGCATGACCGCCCCGATCACGATAAACCTGACCACGACAAACCAGGCCACGACGCCCCCGACCCCCGGCGCGTCCGCCTGCGTGGCACGCTCAGCGACGCCGAGCCCGGCTCGCGCGCCTCGCGCGATGTCGAGGCCCCCGTGCCGCCCACCCTGACCCAGCTCCTCCCGCTCAGCGCGTGTGTCGGCGACCCGTCCTTCATGCTGCGGGCGATCGGGACCGGCTTCGACAACCTCTCGGTCATCGTCGTCGCGGGGCAGGACGAGGAGACGGTCTTCGTCTCCGACACCGAGCTGACCACCGGCTGGAACATGCCGCTGTGGGTCGGCCCCGACCCGGCCATCCCGGTCCTGGTCCGCTCCGCCGCGGGTCTCGACAGCAACGTCGTCACGTTCGCCCTGGCGCCCGCGCGCGAGGTGCCGCTGCCCGAGGCGCACGCCTCGATCCCCTCGCCGGTGATCCAGCAGATCTAACCGCTCCGCTCCCGCTCGGGTCTTGACCACCCGCTCGCCGACGACGACGACACCCACTCCACCGACCACTCCACCGACCACACCGCCGTTCACCTGGTAGCTCGCACCGAGAGGTGCTCCGGCTGGCCTTGCTCGCCTCCTGCGAAGGGCCGTCGCTGCACTCGCCTCGCGCGCGAAGGAGTGATCAGCAATGGGTGCATTCGAGTCTGGGCAATCGTTCATGGCTGGCGTGCTCGCCAAGCTCCCCGAGGGAGTGCGGGCACAGGCGCAAGCGGCATTCGAGTCGGCGGAGGCGAAGGACGCCGTCACCATGATTGGTGACTCCACGCTCGCCCGCAGCGACTACAGCCGCCATATGGACACACTGCGGGAGAAGGAGCAGGCGCTCAACGACTACTACACGCGCCTCAACGGGTGGTATGCCGAGAACCAGGACGCGCTCGCGACCGCGCGAGGCGGCGCCCCTGACCCCACCGCGCACCCGGCCAACCCCAACCCCCAGCCGCAGCCCAACTCCACCCTCGACCCCGCGGCCATCCGCCGCATCGCCGAAGAAGCCGTGAACGACGCGGGCCGCGACTATATCGCGGTCTCTGCTTTCATCGCGACGCAAGGCGACTGGCACCGGCATGTCTTCAACGAGCCGCTCGACATGACCGAGCTGGTGCAGAACCCGAAACTCGGGCGCCCGATCATCGGGCAACCGGGCCGGGTCTACTCGCTCCAAGACGCTTACCAGGAGAAGTACGGCGACCGGCTCGTCGCGCGCCAGAAGGAAGCCGAAGACAAGCGCATCAACGACGAGGTCGAAAAGCGGGTGCTCGATCGCACGCGCGCCTCGGCATCGCAGCCCTTCCCGCTGCGCTCCGAGTCCTCGCCGCTCGACGTGCTCTCGACCAAAGACGGCCCCGCGCAACACACGCTCGACTCTGCGGTCGCGGAGTACGAGCGGCTGGTGGCCGCCAAACAAACCTAGACCACCCGCGAGCGCGCTCCCGCGCCCTCGCAGCCGCAGGAGGCACTCGTGGCGATTCAACTCGACGAAGTCAACACCACCGTAACGAAAGAGATCGAGCCTGGCGTCGTGGACGGCTACTTCAAGGCCGGTCCCTTCATCGCGATGGCCAAGGCCCGCTTCTCCCGCAAGTGGATCGGGCCCCAGATTCAAGAAAACTTCATGTACAAACCCATGAAGGGCGGCGCCTACAAGAAAGGCACCAGCTTCGACACCATCCGCCGTCAGACCCGCACCGGTCTGCTCTTCGGCCCGCGCTACTACCAGGTGGGCGTGACCGAGTTCCTCGAAGACCTCGAAGTCGAACTCGCCGGGCCGCGCGCGGCCTTCAGTGTCATCCGCACCGACATGGCGCAAGCCTCCCTGACTATGTCGGCGATCCTCGAAATAGCCGCCTTCCACCACGGCCAGGCGCTCGCCGGTGACGACCGCTCGGCGGAGATCAACGGTCTGGAAGAGGCGCTCTGCAAGACCGGCGACACCTCGTGGACGGGGCAATCCTTCCCCTCCTACGGCGGTCAGACGCGCGCCGACGTCTCGCCCGCGCTCGACCCGCCGACCGGCCTGATCGCCTCGGACCTCGCCGGTGCGCCGATCTCCTACCGCGTCCTGCGTCACTCCTACTTCTCGTGCATCCTCGGCAACGAGGCGCCCGGCATCGGCATCACCACCAACCGCTGCATGGGGTTCATCGCCGAGAACTTCCTGCCGCACCAGATCATCGACACCACCCAGCCCGAGATCAACTGGCCGGGCATGAAGTTCGACAAGGCGACGATCACGATGTCGCAGTACTGCCCCGGCGCCGACGGCGTCAACGACGACGACCTGGGCAACTACTTCGCGCCCAACGAGACTTTCTGGTGGCTGAACTTCGGGCCCCAGGGCGACGACGCCTACATCCGCCTCTACATCGCACAGTCGCGCAAGTTCGCCTTCGGCTTCACCGGCTTCAAGGGCGCGCGGCAGGACAACCAGGTCGCGGGCCAGATCCTCTTCGCGGGCAACCTCACCGTGAAAGCGCTGCGCCTGTCGCGCGTGCTCAAGGGGATCGGCAGCTAGTCCGCGCGTTCACCTGGACCCAGCATCCACTTGCATATGCCTTAGGAGATTGTCATGCCCAGCACCTTCGAGCAGAACGCCGTCTACCTCCAATCGGGTGACCCGACCAAAGAGGACAGCCCGACCCTGATGGAGCCCGGCACGCTTGGCGCCCGCTTCACCGTGCAGCACCCGACCGGCCGTGGCACCCCCGCGACGCCGCCGCGCGCCAAGCGCTTCCAGCTGGTGCGCATCGACCCGACCACCGTCGCCGCGCCCAAGTCTGGGCAACCCGTCTACTGGACCGACCGCGCCAACTACCTGGTCGGGACCGCGGGCGGCACCACCCTCAACCAGGTCGCGGGCGTGACTGGCAGCGTCGCCCCCACCAAGGGCAACTACACCTGCATCCAGTTCGCCGGGCCGTGCCCGGTGCGGGCCTCTGACGCCAACGTCGCGGCCGCGGTCGTGGGCGACTCGATCCTCGGCGGCGCGACCGACCTGGGCGTGCTCCTGGCCGCGGGCACGGCCCCGACCACGCAGCCGATCGGCACCGTCGCTGGACCGGTGAAGGTGACCGACGTCACTGGCGGCACCGGCAACCAGAAGGTCCTGGTCGACCTCAACCTGCCCGAGGTGGTCTAGCCCTGGGCTCAGGAGGAGGATGACATGACTGGAACGCTCGACAAGACGAACCTGCAATACCACGACAGCTCGCAAGCGCGCATCCGCAAGATCGGCGGCTACGTCGGCCCCGCCAGCTACGTCAGTGGCGGCGACCCGATCGCGGGCCAAGACCTCGGGATGGCGCGCATCGAGCTGATGCTGTTCACCCCGGCGACCAACGGCACCCTGTTCGCCTATCCGGTGTGGGTGCCCGCGGGCGCCAACGGCGCGGTCAAGTGGCTGGTCGGCACGACCGGCGTCGAAGTCGCGGGCGGGGTGAACCTCTCGGCCTACACCGCGCGCTTCGAGGCGATCGGCAAGTAAGCAGACGCAGCAGCAGAAGCAGGAGCAGCTCTATGGCCCTGGACCGCACCTGGTACAACTCCCTCGTCAACGACGACGGCTCGGGCAAGACCGGCACCATCTGGCGCAAAGAAGATGTCGGCGCGCTGATGAACACAGTCGACCAGGAGATCGCGCGCCTCGACGACAACATCAACATCAACGTGGTGCAGTACCTGGATGGCGTCTCGGGTGTCGTCAATGACCTGGAGCTGCTCCCCTACACCCGGCTGCTGATCATCCGCAACACCGCACCGCTCACGCTCACGGGGATGAAGGCGGGCAACCCTGGGCAATCGGTGATTATCATGTCCCGCGGGCCCGCCCCGATCTACCTGCCCTATATCGACGGGCGCAGTCTGCCGGGCAATCAGCTGGTCAACACCGTGGCGTCCGGCGTGACGCCGCTCGCGCCCTTCTGGGGCCGGGCGGAGTACGTCTACGAGGCCTCGCCGGGCAGCATGTACTGGGAGGCGCTGAACCACATCCAGGGGCAGTCGTTGCAGAACCCCTACAGTCCCGCGCTCTTCACCGCCAACAATGGGGCGACCTGGACCGTCACCCAGGCTGGGGCGGCCGACCTGTCGTACAACGTGATCGGCAAGACCCTCGCGCTGAATATCTGGATCAACCTCACGGCCGCCTTGGAAAGCGTCCTCTCGGGTCCGACGGCGCCGACCATTCTCTCCATCAAGCTGCCCAACGGCTATACGTTAGCCAGAGGCCAACGGTCGCCGTCGGTCTCGTATTTCGACACCAGTGGGCAGGGGATCGCGATTGCTGCCGCAGCTCCCAATTCCCCGGATCTCGTCCTGGCCAGGGATCTCACGGGGACCACGCCGTGGCCGCTGGGGGGCGTGGCCATCCTGCTGGCGATCTTCCTTGAGATCCAATAGGGCTGTGGCACCCGCATCATGAGCGAGGACTTCGGCTACTGCTGGCGCACGGTCAGGCTCTACTGCCCGGCGGCGCCGACCTTCCTCGCCCGCGAGTGGGTCAACGCCGCCTGGAAGCAGCTCCTCGCCGCGCGCCGCTGGGGCTTCATGCGGGCGCAGGTCTCTCTCTACCCCACGCCCCTCCTCCCGATCCCCGCCCGCCTGAACCTGATGCGGCTCAACGCCTCGCGCCTCGGCTACGCCGATGCCGGGACCTCGCGCACCACCCTCACAGCGCGGCTCAACGTGATGCGGCTCAATACCTCGCCGCTCGCCTACGCCGGTGTCGGCCTCACCACCGCGCGCGACCCGGAGCTGGGGCGCTACGTCACACTGCCCGCCGACTTCGCCAGCTTCGTCGCGGTCGCCGACCCCGCGCGCCAGCTGCGTCTCTGTTTCCGCTACGACCTCCAGGAGTTGCTGCGCGCCGACCCCTCGCTCGACCGCACCGGGCCGCCGCTCGCGCTCTGTGCGACCACACCGGACCCTGTGACCGGCCTGCCGCGCTACCGCCTGGTCCCCGGCGGCGTCCCGACCACCCTCTGGGCGGTCTACAACCGCCAGGGGGCGCGCCTCTCTGACGGCCAGCTGTTTACCGGCGTGCTCGCCGACGGGGCCGAAGTCCTGGTCGCGGGCGCGCTCGCCCAAGCCGCCCTCTGGCCCGGCACCGGCGAGAAGTCCAACCCCTACTTCAACGCGGGCCTGGCGCAGGCCAAGGCGCTGGAGTTCCGCACCGGGATCCAGATGCTCTCGCTGCGCGACGACGAGCAATACCGTGACGACCTCTGGGACAGCTGGGAGGAGGCCGACTGCGGCTGCCTCTCCAGCTCCGGCGGCGACGATCGCAAGACCGACTACTCGATCTACGCGGGCTACTGACCGCTGCCACCAGCCTCAGCCCCGCAGGAGACAGACACCATGGCCGACCTCAAGACCTTCTGGGACAACCCAGGGATGCCGCAATCGACCGACCTGGGCGGCGACTCGATCGTCAGCTCGGGCTCCGACCCGAACGTCGACGACAGCGGCAGCTCGCCGATTCAGCCCTTCTGGCCCGCGCCGCCGGTCCCCTCCCTGACCTCGGGCGAGGAGTCCAGCAACTCGGTCTCCGGCCTCCCCTCGCTGCCGAACCGCTACGAGCCCGCGGGCCAGCCGCCCGGGCCACCGGACCTGACCGACCGCCGTCCCGGCACGATCGACGAGCAATAGGAGCCACCCATGGTCGTCACCCTGCAACTGGTCCTCAGCGCCTCCGCGCAGCGCGTCAGCGACGCCTACGGCGGGCCGCCCGGCGTGGTCGACCAGGCGAAGAACATCCCGTATCGCCAGCTGCTCCTCTCCACCTCTGGCGCGGCGGCCGCGATCGGGGGCAGCGCTGGCGTCACCGCGGCCACGGGCCTGCCGATCGCCCTGACCGCGGCGCCGCTCTCGCTGGGCCCCTTCTCGACCGGCCCGCTCAAGCTCTCGGACCTCTACGCGATCGGGGCAGGCGCGACCCTCACCATCCTCGGCGTGCCGTTCTAAGGAGACCTGACCGATGGGTACCGCACAAGCCTCGGATTACCTCGAAAACAAGCTGGTCGACCACCTCTTCCGCTCGGCCACCTTCGCGAAACCGATCGGGAACTGGGTGGCACTCTTCACCGCCGCGCCCAGCGATGCCGGGGGTGGGACCGAGGTGGCCGGAGGCAGCTACGCCCGGGTCAACCTCGCCCCGCTCGATACCAACTGGATGGGCACACACGGCACGACCTCCGGCGCCTCCTCGGGGACCGGCGGGCTCACATCCAACGCCGTGGCGATCACCTTCGCCGCCCCCTCCGCGAACTGGGGCGTGGTGACGCACTTCGGCATCTTCGACGCCGCCTCCGCGGGCAACCTCCTGATCTGGGACGCGCTCACGACGCCCAAGACGATCAACAGCGGCGACGCGGCACCCAGCTTCGCGCCCGGGGCGCTGCAGATCACGGTCCAATGACGTAGCCCATGGCCTTCGATGCGCATGTCAACTTCGCCTACGCGACGGTCGCCACCGCCCCCTCGCCCGCCAGCTCCGGCACCTCGCTGACGCTCTCGGCGGGTGCAGGCGCAGGCTTCCCCGCCGTCCCCTTCAACGCCACCGTCTGGCCCACGGGCGTGATCGCGCTCGCGACCAACGCGGAGATCATCCGCGTCACCGCCCGCGCTGGGGACGTCCTCACCATCGCCCGCGCCGCTGAACCGCCCAGCCCCGCCCGCGCGATCGTCGTCGGTGACCAGGTCGCCGCGACCATCACCGCCAAGACCCTGACTGACGCGGAGGGGCCGGTCGCCGACACGCGCCTCTCCGCCAACGTGGCGCTCCTCAACGCGGCGAACGTCTTCACCCAGAATCAGCTGGTGAGCGCGGCCCGCGCCGAGCTGCAGGTCCTGTCGACCGGGGACACGACCAAGGGCCGCGTCATGGCGCCCAACCCCACCGCCAACCTAGTGCTCAGCCAGAACATCTCCTTCAACGGGCAGTGGATGCGGGATGACATCACCAAGCTCGGGGTGGTGATCACCCTGTCGAATGGAGAGATCAGCTTTTTCACGGTGGCAACAGGCGCGAACCCGGCGACGCCGGTTCTGGTGTTCAAGATCGCCGCCACCGGTGACGTCTCCTTCCCCGGGTCGCTCACCACCGGCACCGTCCCCGACGCGCGCCTGTCGGCGAACATCCCCCGGCTGGACGCGACGACGAATGTCTTTCTCGGGTGGCAAGAGGTGCGGTCGGTGGGTGGGACGCAGGGCCGGTTCATGTGGCGGGACACCACCATGCCCGCGAACCAGCAGCTCTGGGAGATGGCGCTCTCTGGCGGGCTCATGTACGTCCTCCCGCTCACCGACAGTGGGGTCACCACAGGGGCGCCTGGCCCGCTCGTACTGAGCCCGACGGGGGATGTCCTGGTGGGGCGCGACCTCACGGAGAAGGGCCGCACCACGCCGCTCGGCCACTGGACGTCGGCCGCGCTCGGGAGCTATCTCACAGGCTTCACCGGTTCTTATTCATACAGCTACATCGGCAAGACGATGCTACTGACGGTCTTCGGCTCGGCCACGCTTGGGGCGTCGGTCGCCTCCCTGACGCTCTTGTTCCCGAGTGGCGTCACGGCGGCCTTCGCCTGTATACCGGTCATCGCGGGGGCCGTCGGCAGTGGGTGGAGCGGTGGTGTGGCGTATGTGGCCGGACCCGGGGCCACCTCTTGTGATCTCTACCTCGTGCAAAACGCGCCCTGGCCTGCGGGCGCCGTGCAAGTGGCCTTGTCGATCTCCATTCCCATTCAGTGAGGGCAGCAATGGCTGATACGTCCGTCCACCAGCTGGCGGGGCTCGACACGCCCACGCCGTAGCAGGTCGTCATGTTCGGTGCCTTCCCCTTCGGGGCGCCTTACTTCGCGCAAGGCACCGGGCAGCGCACCGCCGCCGCGCTCGCCGCCAGCGCCGGGCTCTCGGTCTCCTCCACCGGCGCGCTGACCAAGCCCGCCGCCCAGCTCACCTCCACGGCCACCTTCTCGTTCAGCGTCTCGGCGGGCTTCGTCGCCGGTCCCCCGCAGTTCCTCGCCCAGGCGACCATCGCCTTCGCGACCACGGCCGCCCTCACCAAGCCCGCCGCGTCGTTCGCCGCCTCGGCGTCCTTGCGCGTCTCGACCACCGCGGGTCCACCGACCGGCGTCGCCGCCGCCCTGGCCTCCGCCGCGACCGTCTCCATCACGACCGCCGGTGCCGTCCTCACGGGCAACGCCGCCCAGCTCGCCGGGCACGCCACGCTCTCATTCACCGTCTCCGCCAGCGCCCTCAGTGGCGCCGGGGCTGCCCTGACCGCCTCGGCGACCCTGCACGTCCTGGTCACGCCTCCGCCGCTCACCAGCCTCGGCGCTGCGGCCGCGCTCGTCGCGCACGCGACCTTGGCGGTGACCACCACCGGGGCGAGGCTGACCGGCATTCGTGCCGCGCTCGCCGCCCACCCGACGCTGCGGGTGACCAGCCGGGGGACGTTGTCCGACCTGGTCGCCGCCGCCACCGTCCTGATCAACACCAGCGGAACCCTGACCCGCCCGGCCAACGCGGACGAGAAAGCGTGCGGCGCGCCCTTCCCGATCGACCCTGCGGTGGGCGCCCCGCCCTGCACCGGGCCCTTCCCGATCGACCCCGACCGTCCGGTGCCGATCCCCGCGGCCTTCGAGGCGCAGCCGACCCTGGCCGTCACTACCCGGCGGGCCGCCCTGGCTGGCGTCGCCGCGGTGCTCTCCGCCACCTCCTCCTGGCGCCTCAGCACGCACGCCACCGCGACCAGCCTCGCCAACCCGATCGCGGCCACCGCGACCCTGCGCGTCCTGGTCACCGCCCTGCCGCCCGCGGGCATCGCCGCTCGCCTGACCAGCGTCGCCACGAGCTTCCGCCTCACGGCCTCGGTGACGCTCAGCGGCGGCAGCCCGGTGCTCTCGGCCTCAGCGTCCTTGCGCGTCTTGGTGACCGCCCTGCCGCCCACCGGCGTCGCCGCCGCGCTCGCCACCAGCACCAGCTTCGCGGTCAAGTCCTACGGCACCCTCGCCAACACCAGCATCGCGCTCGCCACCACCGCGCGCCTCTGCCTCGCCAGCCCCGGCGCCCTCCTCGAACTGGCCCGCTACGTCGCGACCACGGGCCTCGACACCAACCCAGGCACCTGGGCCCTGCCCTACCGGACCATCACCAAGGGCGTCTCGGTCCTGCTGCCGGGGAACCTCCTCTCTATCCGCGGCGGCACCTACGACGAGGGTCTCGACTCCTGCCCGAGCGGCACGAGCTGGAGCAACCCGGTCCGCATCGCCGCCTACCAGAACGAAGTGGTCTGGATGAAGCCCACCACGCCGCTCTCCGGCAATCCCGGAGCGTGCGTCCGCTTCAACACTGGGGCAGAGCACCACATCGAGTTCGACGGCATCCACATGGACGGCTCGACCGCGGGCGTCTACGACACAGTCGCCTTCATCGCCTCCCCCTCCGGCGAGCCGCATCACGTCCGCATCAAGAACGCCACGATCATCGCGATGCGGACCGACAACTCGGCCTTCAGTGACTTCGCGGCGCACGGCATCGAGTATCACGGCGGCTTGCCGACGCTCATCGGCGGGTTCGAGTTCATCAACCTGCGCATCACCGGCGGGGGCCGTCCCTTTAACGGCGACTTCTCCCACAACGGTTACGCCATCTACCTCGCGGGCCCGAACTGCCTGGTGGACGGCTGCGACCTCAGCGACAACAAGGGCGCCGGGGTCCACATCTTCAACGACGACGGCCAGTCGCCGGACAACAACATCGTCCGCAACTGCACCATCCACGACCAGTCCCGCAACTCGAACATCGGGCAGCTCTGGGGCATCCTCAACGTGGGGAGCAACAACCGGATCTACAACAATCTGGTCTACAACATCTTCGGCCCCGGGACCGACCCCGGGGGGCAGGGCCTGGCCATCGCCTCCTCGAACAACGAGGTCCAGGACAACACGGTCTACGCCTGCACGCAGTACGGCATCCTGGTCGGCGCGGGCAGCCTGCGGCGGCGCGCTCCGCTGCCCCCGCTCCCCACGCCGCAGGCGGTCGGCACGCTCGTCCGCAACAACATCGCCTACAACAACGGCAACGACTACGCGAACCTGGGCACCACCACCGTCCACACCAACAACCTCGACGACGGGACCAACCCGCTCTTCACCAACGAGGCCACCCATGACTTCACCGTCAAGCCTGGCAGCCCCGCCATCCTCGCCGGGGTCGGCGTCGCCTACATCAATACCGACCTCACCGGCAGACCGCGGCCGACCGCAGGGCCCTGTACCATCGGCGCCTACGAGTTCGTCGCCACGCGGGAAGGCCGCGGGTGATTGGTGCCTGGCCAGCGGCGTCCCGTTCCCGATCGACCCTGACTAGCGGCAGCGGCAGGGGGACTTGCCCCCTTCCCCGCCGCGCCGGACACTGAGCCGAGGCCCGATGCCCTACACCACCACCTCCCTCGCGGACCTCCAGACGCTGATGGTTCAGCGCTGGGACCAGACCGTCTTCTGGACGGGGGAGGAGGCGCGCCTCGCGCTCAACGAGACCCTGCGCGAGTGGAACCTCCTCACCGGCCGCTGGCGCACGCGCGTGCCGGTCAGCGCCTTCGCATTCAACCCCGAGGTGCAGCTGCCTGGCTCGATGACCTACGGGATGCGCGTGACGACCAGCCTCGGCCTGCCGCTCACGCCCACCTCGCTCAGTGAGCTGGACCTGGGCCGTCCCAGCTGGCGGCAGGAGCACACCGCCAGCGGCGGCAGCGTACCGACGCGCCCGCTGCTGTTCGCGCCGGTCTCGCTGACCCGGCTCGCGGTCTGGCCCGCCGCCTCGCTCACCGCCTCGCTGGTCTGCGACGGGGTGCTCGCCACGCCCGTGCTCATCTTCGGCTCGGACGTGGTCGACCTGGGCGAGGAGATCATCGACGTCGTCGTCGACATGGCGCTGCACGTCGCCGCGTTCAAGGAGGCGGCGCATCGCTGGCGCGCGACCCGTCCCTACTTCGACGTCTTCCTCGCGGCCGCGGCCGAGGAGAACTCGCTGCTCAAAACCCACCAGCGCTATCGCCGCTTCGCGGGTCTCGACCGCCGCCGTGACTACCAGCCCGCGACCGGCGACCCGTCGCAGATGCAGGGCGTGTCGCTGCAGTTCGCCTCCCACGCGCGTTCGGTCTCCGGCACACCAGGCACCGATGGGTCGAGCGATGGGTAGGCAGGGTGGGACGCAGTGGCCGGACCTGGCGCCGTGGCTCGGCCTGGTGGCCCTGCTGCTCCTCTCGGCATATTGCGCAGGCCACTAACCTATGCTTGACCGCGACCTCCTCACCGAGCTGCAGCTGGCGCTGATCGAACCACCCGACGGCGGCGATACCTGGCCGTCGCTGATCTGGACGCGGGACGAGGTGCTCGATGCGCTCAACGCCGGTGTGCGCGCCCTGGCGCGCGATACCCATCTCGATGTCGCGCGCATCGAGCTGCCCGTGGCCGCGGGGACGTTGAGCCTCGCCCTCCCCAGCGACTGGCTTGCCACCGCGGCCCTGGTCTGGCGGGACACCCTCACCCAGGTGCGCACGCCTCTGGGCCCCGTCGACAGCTTCGAGGGCGACCTCGCGGCGCCAGGCTGGGAGACGACCCGCGGCCTGCCGCTCGGCTACGCAGACCTCGACCAGGCCACCCTGACGCTGCGCCTGGTCCCGACGCCCGCGGGGGCTGGCATCGTTGAACTGCTCTACATCCGGGTGCCCCCGCTCGTGACTGCCCTCGCCCCCGGCGCCGCGCTCCCGCTCGCCGACGAGTTCACCTCCGGCGTGAAGTACTCCGCGCTCGGCACCCTGCTGCGTAAGGTCGGCCGCCTGGTCGACCCCGAGCGCGCCGACTACTGCGAGCGCCGCTACAAGCTGACCGAGATCGCCGCGACGCTCATCCTCGGGGGCTGGGGCTGACATGCATATGCTAGGAGTCTGGTGTGGCTGAGCAGATCTCCCGTCGCGCCAACAACGTCACCTCCGCCGCCTTCGACACGCCGTTCGAGACGCACACGGTGCGCTTCGGCGTGGGCGGGCTGAACCTCAAGGACAGCCTCGACGTGATGGAAGGTTGGGCGCGCCTGACCAACGTCTGGCACGAGAACGAGGCGGAGGCGACCACGCGCCCGGGGCAGGAAGTGCTCGCGACGCATCAAGGCGCAGGTGGCGCGCACAGCGTTCGCGTCCTCAACGACCCGCGTCTCGGTAACGCCACCCGCTTCTGGGGCGTGGGCGGCGGCCTGGAGCGCGGCTACCAGGGCGCGACCACCCTCATCGACGGCGGCTACTCCGGCGACCCGCTCACCCTCCTGCCGCATCGCACCACCCTCACGCCCGACCCGTGGATGTATGTCGCCGACAAGAACAAGGTCCGCAAGGTCCGCGGCTACGACGGGCTCGTCCTCCCCGTGGGGCTGCGCAAGCCGCGCACGCCGACTACCGCGCTCGACAAAGAGTACTCCTCGGCGCTCGTGCTCACGCTCGACAGCACCGACGCCGCCGCCGCGAATTGGACGCCCGCACCCGGGCGCGACGAGGAGGGCAACCTGGTCGGCACGCCCGATGCCGCGGTCGACGACACAACCGACAGCGGGTCGCCCGCGGTCTACCTCACGCCGAACCCCGGCGACACCAGCGGCACCACCGGCGCCTACGACAGCTGGTGGGGCATCGCTCTCCCGCGCAACCTCGACGTCCTGAACGAAGTGACCGGCCCCGGCACGCGCACCGCCTCCGACGAGGACATCTTCCACCTGGAGATGAAGATGGCGCAGCCGGACCAGATCGCTGAGATTCGGCTCTACATCGTCGTGAGCGAGGAGTTCGACGCGCTGCAGCTGCCCGGTGTGGCGCCCGCGGCGCCCGCGGGTGGCGGGGACGCACCCCCCTACAAGAACACTGACGCCTATGTCAAGGCGTTTCGCCCTAACGACTATCTGCAGTTCGTGGCCGCGCACCAGTCGCAGATCGAGGCGGCGGAGCAGGCGCGCATCTTCGCGCTGCGCGACAAGGACGCGCAGACTCGCGCCTACAACGACCAGCGCAAAAGCTGGGAGGACCGCCGTGCCGAGTCCGACCCGGGGCGTGCGCCTGGGTTCCAGCTCGGGCTCGGCAGCCACCAGTGGTTCTCCTACGGGCTGCTCGGCTCCCCGCTCCGGCGCGGCGACTTCCAGCGCATCGGCTCGACCGAGGGCCGCAACTGGTCGACGATCACCGGGGTCATCATCTACATGCGCACCAACATCAAGGGCGTGACCGCCATTGCGTTTGGCGACGCTTTCCTGACCGGCGGCGCTGGCCCTGACACCACCGAGCCGGGCGTGCAGGCATACGACTACCGCTGCACGCATTACGATACGCGCACCGGCGCCGAGTCTAACGGCAGCGACGTGCAGGGTGAGGTGCGCACCGACCCGCAATCGGTCACCTTCGAGCTGGCCCCGATCGACCCGGTGCGCCGCCAGGTCGTCGTCCGCCCGACGGCGTTCGGCGACGGCGCCATGCGCCAGAAGGTCTACCGGCGCGGCGGCACGCTCATCGACGACTGGTACCTCGTCGGGATGAACGACGGCGACGGGGCGGACTTCCCCGACAACCTCTCCGACACCGCGATCGCGCTGGCCGGAACCCTCCCGACCGACCACTACGAGCTGGTGCCCACGGTCGACTCCGACGGCAAGACCATCCTGGCGCAGCCGCTGGCGGCGATCTTCGGGCCGCTCGAAGGGATGCTCTTCGGCTGCGGCGACCACCTGCGCCCCGGCTTCCTCTACTTCTCGGTCCCCGACGAGCCCGACCACTGGTCGGCGTTCGGCAACGTCGAGGTCTGCGCGCCTAGCGAGGAGCTGATGCACGGCGGGCTGCTCGGGTCGCAGGGCTTCGTGTTCTCGCGCCAGCGGCTCTACTTCATCTACCCGAACCTGGGTGGGGCGCAGGGCGTCACCACCGCCCCTGGCCTCTGCACGCGCGGGCTGATCTCGCGCTGGGCGTTTTGCGTCGGCCCGGGCGGCTACATCTACTTCGTCGCCGAGGACGGGGTCTTCGCCACCAACGGCGGGCCGGAAGAGTGGCTCTCAGAGGCGATCAACCCCCTGTTCTATGGGAACAGCATCAACGGCTACCTGGGGATCGACCGCGACCCTGGCGTCCCGGCGGACGCCTTGCGTCTCACCGTCTGGGAGAACGCGCTCTACTTCCAGTATCAGGATGCGGGGGGCAACCGCCAGGTGCTGGTCTACTCCCTGCTCCAGAAGTTCTGGCGGCACTACAACTTCAAATACCCCAATGCGACCGTGCAGGGCCTGGACGAGCGCATCCTGGTCGTCGGCGGCTACCAGACCGGCGCCAGCTACCTGCACAAGGGTGCCGACGATGCGGGCACCCTGATCCCCTGTGTCATCCAGAGCGGGTCGTTCTCGGCCGGGCGGCGGGAGGAGAAACTCTTCGGCGATGCGTTCCTCGACGTCGACCCGCGCGTGAACCTGGCGGTGAACTTCTACCTCAACGAAGACACCTACGCCAACAACCAGATCCCGATCGTCGCCAGCGTCACGGGGCGCCAGCGCTTCCTGCTGCACGCCTTCGGCGACTCGCCGCAGAAGGCGCACTCGGTCTCGTGTCAAGTCAGCTGGTCGTCGCTCTCTCCCCCGACGCTCTATCAGCTCGGCTACTCGATCACGCCGCAGCCAGACCTGACCAACGCGCGCGTCACCAACTGGGACGACCTCAACTCGCCCGACGAGGTCTGGCTGAGCGGCCTCACGCTCGACTGCGACACGGGTGGCGCGGACAAGCAGATCTTCATCGAGCGCGACTTCGCCGGGCTGCGCACCACCGTCGCAACCTTCACCGTCAACTCGGCCAACCGGCACAAGTTCAAGTTCTCCTGGCCCGCGGTGCCCTCGCACATGGTGCGCATCCGCCCCGACCCGGTGGGCTGCGCGCCTTGGGTCCTCTACCGGGCCGACTGGATCAACCTCGCTGAGCCGCCGCGGATCAGTAAGTGGGACATCCACTTCGAGAACCGGTGGGACCAGTACTACACCGGGCTCGACCTCTACTGCGACACGGGCGGTGCGGAAAAGCGCATCGAGATCTGGGTCGACCAGGCGCGCCTCATCAACACCCTGGGCGGCAACCTGACCTACTGGCCGATCGTCGCCTCGGGGCGCCGGGTCGTCCACCTCACGCTGCCCTGGGGCCGCGGGCACGTCTTCCGCTTCTTCGCGATCGACGACAACCCGGGCCTGCTCTACACGCACCGCTGGCACCTGCAAGAGGAGCCTAGCGAGCAGGCCAACTGGAACCAGAACTTCTCGATCCTCGGCACACACGCCGACAAGTTCCTCAAGGCGATCATCTTCGAGTGCGACACCTACGGGCAGAACAAGACCGTGCAGGTCGAGGTCGACGGCGCCGTGGTCGAGACCCTGACCGTCAACGCCAACGGCCGCAGTGTGATCCAACGCGCCCTGCCCACGCAGCACCTGGGACGGGTGTGGCGGATGTTCCCGGTCGACGGCAACCCAGGCCGCCTCTACTCCGCCGAACCGGTCTTCGACGAGGAGCCCTTCTGCTTCGACCGTTGGGAGACGCAGGAGACCAACCACGGCCTCCCCGGCTGGTTCTACCCGCTCTACGGCCACATCACGCTCAAGGCCTCGGCGGATGTCACCCTGCGCACCGTGATGCAGCACAACCAGGTCGGTGGCGTGACCACCCGCGACTACGTCATCCCGGCGACGCTCAACCAGAAGCAGCGCCGCTTCGTCACCTTCCTCGCGGGCAAGGGCGTCCTCATCAAGTACCTCCTGACCTCGGCGCAGCCCTTCTGGCTCTATCGGGACGAGACCTCGCTCGTCATCCAACCGTGGGGCGCCTACGCCTCGATCGAAGTTCGCCCCTTCGGCAACGATGACCTCGACCCGAGCCGCCCGATGGCGCACGCGATCCTCGCGGCGCAGAGCAGTGGCGGCGCGGTCGCCCCGGGCCAGACAGGCTGAGTAGATGCCGATCGACACGACCCCACCGGTCGACACCAAGCGCAGCTACCCGCATGTGGACGGCATCGCCGACTGGCAGGCGCAGCAGTCGGTCCGGCTGCTCTGGGACCGTGTGGCCCAGCTCGAAGGCCGCCTGCAGGGGGTCGAAGCGACGGCAGGGGATCTTGTCACCGCCGCCAACACCCTGGAGACTCAGGTCACGCGCGCCGACCGCAAGGCCGACGAGGCGCTGGCGATCAAGCAGGGCACCACCGGCACGAGCGGCGGTGGCGGAGGCGGCGGTGGTGGTGGGGGCGGGACGCCGACGATCGCCAACCACTTCGACATCGTCGTCGCGACGCTCGCGCTCTACAACCCGGTCGTGCCGCTCGCCGACGAGGAAGCGGCCAAGGCGCAGTTGACGCGCGCGGCGGCCTGGGAGATCTACCAGGTCGACCCGTTGATCGGGTTGATCACCCGGACGAGCGGCAACAACGTCCTGGGGCTCTCGGTCGATAAGCTGGTGCAGTCGACCAACGGCGACTTCGTCGACATCGCGTCGTCGCACGACACTGGCGACGGGTTGACGAAGACGATCACGGCGTCGTGGGCGGTGACGGCGGGCGACGGCTCCCTGATCCCGGCCTGGACCCAGCCGACCCAGGCGCTGGCGGACACGCCAGGCCCGATGGCCCTGCTTTGACGAAGGGACGCGCATGAGCTTTTTGAGCGGTCTGGGGCACTTCTTCGGCATCTCCTCGCCCGGCAGCACCCTGAATGCGGCCGACAAGGCGACCGAGTCCTCCGTCCAGACCGCGCTCGACAAGCTCGTCACCGGGCCCAAGGCCTTCGGCAACCGGACGATCTCCGCCACCGACGCCGAGAAGCAGCTCACGGCGGCGGGCGTCCTGCCCCCCGGCTGGCGGCTGCGGGAGTCCGACTCGACCTCCTCGGGCTATCGTCCCACCCAGGCTGCGACTAAGACCATGGGGGCCATCCACGCGGCCCAGATTGGCGCCGCCGCCTTCACCGGCGGGGCGTCCCTGGCGGGGTCTGGGATCGGTCTGGGGGCCAATGCGGCCCTCCAGGGCGGTCTCGGCGCAGCGTCGGGAGGGGCGAGTGGTGGCGTCAAGGGCGCGCTGCTCGGTGGGGCGCTCGGCGCGGCCTCCGGAGGCTTTGCGCCGGGCGTCGGGGGCGGCGCGACCGGCCTGCTCAAGAACGCCGCGGTGCAAGGCGGCCTCGGGGCCCTGGGCGGTGTCGCTGGAGGCGGTGGGCTCAAGGCGGGTCTGCTGGGCGGGGCGACCGGTGCCGCTGGCGCCTACGCCGGACGGGTCGCCCCTGCGCTCACCGGAAACACGCTGGGCCAGCAGGCGATCAACTACGGGGTGAACACAGGGCTCAATGCCGCTCGCACCGGCAGCTTCAACCCGCTGCAAGCCGGGCTCGGGGCAGCCAGCAACTTCCTGCCCAACGCCGTCGGCGCGCTGGGCAACTACCCGCTCCTGCAGCGGGCGGTCAACTTCGGCGGACAGCAGGCGATCGACTATGGGAAGACGCGCCAAGTCAACCCGATGTCGGCGGTGCTCGGCGCGGCGAAAGTCGTCGCCCCGACCAACATCTACAGCAACTACCTGGGAGGCTGACGTGCCTGACGATCCCACCACTGACCCATCCGCGCCGCAGTCCTGGTGGCAGAAGTATGGCCCGGCCATCGGCCAGGCCGGGGCGCAGGGCGCAGGTCTCATCGGCGGCATCTACGCCAGCCGTGCCGCCCAGAACGCGGCCCTGCAGCGCTCGCCCGAGGAGCTGGCCGCGCTCAAGGGGGCAACGGGCGCTGCCGGGAGCCTGGGCCAGACGGGCACCTCGATGCTCAACGAGGCGCAGCCCTACATCGCGCAGCCCGCCAGCTACTATCAGACGCTGCTACGCGGCAGCCGGGGGGCGATGGCGAACGCGGTCGCGCCCGCCCGCGCCGCCCTCCAGGAGAGCTACCGTGGCGAGCAGGCCAAGCTCGCCAACAGCGGCATCCGCGGCGCCGCGCGCGACCAGCTCCAAGGCAACCTGGACCGTCAGCAGGCCGGGCAGGTCTCGGCGCTCACCACCGGCGTGCAGCCTGGCGCCGCCTCGGCGCTCGCGGGTCTTGGCGGGCAGCTGCAGCAGACCGCCGCGCCGCTCCTGGGGCAGGCCGGGAACATCTACCAGCAGCTCCTCAGCCAGGGCGCGGCCAACCGCACCCAGGCAATGAAGGAAGGCACCGACACCGGCCAGTCGGCTGGGAAGCTGATCGCGGACCTGGGGACGACCCTCTTCGGCGGCGGGAAGAAGACCGCGGGAACAACCACGCCGCCCAAGGGGAAGACCCCCGCGACAGCCACGGGCGGAGCGCCTCCCGCGCCGCCCTACCAGGTCCCGCCGTATCAACAGAACGGCCCCGAGTTCCCCGACGAGGAGCAGCCGCCAGTGAGCGGGGGTGGCGACTGGCGCCCGAGCGACACCAACGGGTGGGACGACCCCTCGACCTGGACGTAAGAAGGAGCATCGACCATGGGCTGGCTCTCCGGCATCCTCAGCGGCTACGCCGACCGGCAGCACGAGATCCGCCAGGACGCGCAGCAGCGTGACCTCCTCGCGCAGCAGCGGGAGGCGGACATCTACACGCACCTGCTCGACCACCCCGACCCGGAGGTCCGCACGATGGCCGCGACCGGCATGTTCCAACTGGGGCAGCCGCGCAGTCGCAAGGGGGGCATGGCCGGGTGGATGGGCGAGATGCAGAACAGCCCCGTCTACGACACCCTGGCGAAGTACATGACGACCGCGCACCCGACCGAGACGGTGACGCCGGGGCTGCCGAGTACGCACTCGCCCCAAGGCTACCTGCCGCTGCCGCCAGGCGTCTCGCCCTCGGGGCAGGTTCCCTCCGCCCTGGCGCAGACCGAGAACAGCCCGACCCAGGGCGACCCGATGGCGGCGCCGCAGCCGCTCCCGGCGGACCAGACGCCCGCACCTGACACCACGCCTGCCGTCGCGCCACCTCCGGCACCGCCGCCCTTTGTCGTCGACCGGCGCGCCAACATGGTCCCGCGCATGCCCGGGCTCGGAACACCCCCGCCAGGGCCTCCTAGTGTCCCTCAGGGGGCCCAACCGGCCGCTCCTGCGGCTGTGGCACCCCCCACAACCCCGACGCCGCTACCAGCCTCCACGCCTGCCGCGCTGGGTGCGCCGCCCACACCGCCGCCTGCTACCGCCGCCCCCTCGGGACCTGGGAGCTACTACAGCAGCTACGACCCTGGCCCGGCGGTCGGCCGCACCGACGTGACCATGGCGGTGCCCCGCTTCCCGAGCAGCGCCGATGTCGCCGCGCAGACCGAGCGCGCCAAGATGCAGGCCGAGGTGCAGCAGCTCCAGGACTTCTTCCGCGAGCAGGGCGTGCCCGACTGGAAGAAGCGGGGGCTCGATACCTACCTCGCCGAACACGCCAAGAGCAGCCTGCCGTATGCGCCGGTCAACATCGAGTACACCGACGCGAACGGGCAGACGGTGCAGGAGCTGGGGTTCGTCAACAAGCAGACGGCGGCGCTCACCAAGGCCGACGGCATCTCGCCGTTCCCTGCGGGCGCGCACGTCAAGAGCAGCAGCGGTTCGGGCCGTGCGCTCAACAAGCGCGAGGAGATCGCGCAGATGCTCTTCGACCCGAGCGGCAAGGAAGAGCCGCGTGCGCTGATGGCGCGGCTCTCCGACTGGCAGCACCGCGCAGTGTTCGCCGAGGAGAACGCGCAGCTCGCCGAACAACGGCTCAACACGGCCAAGTCGATGGCTGACGCACCGCTCACCCGCCAGGCGCGGGTCGAGCTGACCGGCCATCTGGCGGACCAGGCGCGCAATGCGATCAAGCCGCAGATCGAGATGCGGGCGCAGGTCGAGAACATGAACGCGGCGCTCAACCGCTTCACCGAGGACCCCAACGGCGCGAGTCAGGCGGTGATCACCACCTTCGAGAAGATCCTCAACCCGAACTCGATCGTGCGCCAGGCCGCCTACGAGCGCAGCCCCGAGTATCTCTCGATCGTCGACCGCATCAAGGGCATGGGCGAGCGCTACTTCGGGCAGTGGAACGACCAGACCAACTCCTTCTCCCGCGGGGGTGGCGCGGGTGTGCCGCTCGACGCCCTCAAGGCGCTGGCCGAGACCGCGCGCGGCTTCCTGGTCGCGCAGCTCCACGACCAGGACGGCGAGATGCGCCGCATCGCGCTGCGTGGGCAGTCGAACGGCATCGACCCGAGGGAGATCTTCGGCAACACGCTGGAGAACATCCCGGTGATCGGGGCGCCGCCCAACACCACACCTGCGCAGCCCGTCCCCGGTGGCGGCGGGGCCGCGACAACGACTACCGCGCCTAAGGGCGGCCCTGGCCCTGAGTGGGAGATGCGCGCCGGAGTGCTCTACCACAACGGCGTGCCCTACTGAGTGCCATGGCTGACCCACAGTTCGCTCCACCGCAGCCGCCGCCTCTGACGCCGTCGGCGCCGCCCGCGCCGCCCCCGACGCTCGGGACGCCCGCCAGCTGGGACGACGTGATCACCGGCATTGCCAAGAAGTATCAGGTCGACCCGCGCCTCGCGCTCGCGGTGGCGAAGACTGAGTCGTCGATGAACCCAGCGGCGGTCTCTCGGGCTGGGGCCCGCGGCATCATGCAACTGATGCCGGAGACCGCGGCGCGCCACCAGGTCAACGTCAACGACCCGGCGGACGTCGTGCGGGGCGGCGTCGAGGAGCTGCGCGACCTGCTCAACACCCACAACAACGACGTCGTGATGGCCCTGCGCCGCTACAACGCGAGCCCGACCGCCCCGCGCGAGGCCACCGACCCCTACGTGCAGAAGGTGCTCGGGATGATCAAGCCGAGCACTGAGACCCCGGCGCCGGGCACCACACCAGCGACTACACCGACGACACCGACGGCACCGACCACGCCCCCGACCTCCTGGGACATCTTCAGCCACGAGGCGACCAAGGGCCTCCGCGACCTCTGGGGGGCGGCCAAAGCAGGTGTGGTCGCCGCCGGGCGGGGCGCAGATACGTTCCTGCGGGACCCGGAGGGCAGCTCCGTGGCGGCGGCCAAGGCAGTCGGCCACGGCGCGGTCGACGCCAGCAACGCCGTCGGCTGGGCGCTGGAGCATCCGACTGACACGGCGCACAAGCTGTTCGACACCTCGACGGGCCGGGTGCGCGCCGCCGCTGACCGCGCCGCGCAGGCCTTCCAGGGGGGTCTCAACGAGCCGCCTGGGAGGGGACGGCTCCCCGCGTTGATGCAAGGGGGGAAGGAGGTCGGCAACACGCTCCTCGAAGCGGTGAACGTCCCGCTCGACCTCATGGGCGGCCTCGGCACCCGCCTCTCAGAAGGCGAGCAGAACATCCGCGAGGGCAAGTATGCCGAGGGCGCCGGGAAGGTCACCGACGTCGCGGCCCAAACCCTCGGCCCCGAGGTGCTCGGGAAGTACGGGCTGCCCATCCCACTGCGCTTCAAGCCGCACCTCCTGCCCGAGCAGCAAGCGGCCGTCGACCTCCTCACGCGGGGCGGCGTCAAGGTCGACCTCGGCACGACCACCGGCAACCGGGTCGCGCGGGCCCTGCAGCAGCACGCCGAGTCGACCCTGGCAGGTGGAGGCATCGGCCTGGTCGCGAAGAACGAGCGAGCGCGTGCGGTGGCCAACCTCGGGCAGCGCATGGCCGACCAGGTCTACCCCGCGATCGTCACGCCCGGCGAGGCGGGCATCGCGCTGCGGCAGGGCACCAGCGACGCGGCCTCCGCGCTCAGCCGCCAGGCCTCGACCGCCTACGACACCGTCGACCGGCTCGCCGCCGACCCTGCGCACCTGCACACGGTCCAGACCGGCACCGCCCCACCGCCCTTCTATCCGCCGGGGCAACCCCGCGTGCCTATTTTCGAGCCCATCCAGGTCCCCACCGACCTGCGCCAGGTGAAGGCCGCGCTGCAGCCGATCCGCGACGAGATCGTGGCGCAGATGCCTCTGGGGCAGCAGCAATACTCCAAGGGCCTCCAGGCCCTCGACAACGTCCTCGCGTTGCGCGACTTCGAGCCGGTGGGCACGGTCGAGAAGAACCTCGGAGCGCTCAAGCGGGCGGCGCGCGGCTTCGACCACCCGGCGTTCAGGTCGCTTGAACAGGGCACCGCGGGCATCGCCGTCAACGAGGTGTCCCAGGCGGTCGACGCCGCGATGGCGACGCTCGGCCCGCAGGCGCAGGCCGCCCTCGCTGAGGCGCGCGGCGCGACCAAGGCGAAGTATGCGATCGAGGACCTGGTCGACAGCATGAACAAGGAGAAGGTGCAGGCCTTCGACACCGCGGTCGGTACAGGCGACCGCCACGTCGAGGGGCTACAGGAGCTGGCGCGCGTGGCGCCTCAGACCATGCCGCAGGTCGGGCGCGCGGTGCTCGACAAGATCTTCGAGCACGCGACTGGCCTGGAGAAGGGCTGGAGCCGCGAGGCGGGCGCGGCGCGGATGTGGGAGAGCCTCGGGCCGGAGACCAAGCAGATCCTGTTTGGCAACCGCACCCGCGACCTTGACCGGTTCTTCCTCGGGCAGAAGATGCTGGCGGCCTCGGCGAACCCGAGTATGACCTCGTTCTCGCTCTCGTCGCTGTGGTCGACGCTGGCGGCGTTTGGGGGCAGCCCGTTCACCGCCGCGGCGCCGCAGGTGGCAGGCGGGCTTTTCTCCGCCCTGGCGAACAGCAAGGGCGGCGTGCGCTTCCTCACTCAAGGCTTGCGCATCCCGCCTGGTGACACGACCCGTCTGACCGCCTGGGCGGTCGCGGCGGCTAACCGGCTGCACCAGACCGGCGACCTGCCCTCCCAGGTTGGCAGGCCACCGACGCCGCCGCCCGGAGCGCCGACGCCTCCACCTGGCCCGCCGCCCTCGGTGGAGACCAACCCCGAGGCTCGCTAGTCAGCGACGGCAGAGGGCAGCACGACCTCGTCGGCGCCCTCGGGCCGGGCGGCCCAGGCCTCGACGAGCTGCAGGATCAGCTGCCGCACCGAGATGCCCTCCCGCCGCGCCCGGGAGCGGACGCGCTCCCAGAGGGTGGGCGGGATGCCGGAGAGGAGATACCGGCGCGGGTTGGCCCGCGCCGTGTAGTCGTAGCTGTAGGGTTTCTTGGGCATGGTTCGTGAGTCTCCATCAGGCGCAGTAAAACAGCTCGTTGAAGCCGCCCGTGCCCACCGTGACCGTCTCCGGTCCCCAGTGATACAACCGGACCCCCGTCGTCAGGTTGTAGGCCGCCGCCTCGACGTTGTGCTGGCCGAGGGCGACCGAGGCGGTATAGGCGCCGCCGCTGGCGACCGGCCCGACGCCGACGCCATCGACGAACAGGTCCGCGCTGACCACCCGGACCCCGGCGCACGCCGCGTCGAGCCGGATGGTCAGGGTGCCAGTACGGGCTGCACTGGGCGCAGTGGGGCTCGACCCGCTGCAGGCCGAGGCGCAGAGCGCCAGCGTGACGAGTAAAGCACTCGGGCGCCCGATCATGCCTCACTCGCTTTCTTCAGGAACGCCGGGGCGATCCCCAGCGCCTTCCTATTCGCCGCGCTGCGCCGCGCGCCACGCCGCCGGTTGACCGTGGCCGCGGTGTCGCGGTGCCGTGCCAGGACCGCGGTGACCTCCGGCGGCAGCACGAAGCGGTCGCCGCCGCCCGCGTGGTTGCGCTGCAGGAAGACCGTGTCCTGGCCCTCGACGCGCACGGTCCGCACCACCCAGGTGGTGAGGTTGCCGTAGAAGTCGGCGACGTTGACCAGGCTCTCCTTGGTCACGCCTTCAGGATGGCCGCTGCGGTCGCGCAGGGTCTGGGAGAACTCGTCGCGGGACAGGGTTAGCTCGGGGACCGGGTCGGGGGTGCGCTTGTTGCTCACGGTGCGGCTCCAATCAGGTGGGGCGCGGACATTCGCGCCACCACCCCATCAGTATACCACACAAGCATATGCTTCTGTCAAGTGGCCCAAAAGCCTATGCTTTCCACCCCGACCTTAGAGCGGCGGCAGCCCGTATTCGGCGCGGAAGGCATTGGTATGCTTCTTCAAGCAGTCGGCCCACGCCATGCCCGCGACGTAGTAGTCGTAGGCGCACCTCATGGCGTAGACGGCGATCATCCCGCCGTCCGGCGACGCGCCCGACTCGGTGTAGACCTGGTTGCAGGCCGTGCCGAACTCGACCGCATGACTCTCGTCCCAGGGCGGCGCCTGGCTGCGCAGGTCGGCCCCTCCCGCCTCCTCACTGTTGATCCCCGCCAGCTCCGCAGTCGGCTGCCTCCAGCCGTTCGCCGACAGCTCCGGGTCGGGCCCGAGCGGTCCCCCATTGACCGGCGACGCCAGCCCCTCGACGTCGGTCGCCACGTCCCAGAATGTCCCGGCCTTGTGGATCAACAGGTCCACCGAATACCCCAGCGAGTTGTTGCCGCTGGTCTTGGCCAGGATGCCGATCGCGGGCGTCAGCTGGTTGCTGTAGTAGCCAGCTCTCCGCGTCAGTAGCCCCTTGTCCTGCTCGACCTGCTCCTGGTCCGTCCGCCGCTGGATCTGCCCGCTGGCGAGTAGCTCGTCATAGGCGCGCAGCACCTGGTCGTAGTGGGGGAAGCCGCTCTTCCCCGAGTGGTGCCCCGGCTGGTCCTTCTGCTCTTGCTTCTTTGCCATGTGTCGTCTCCTCTGCTGTTGCCTGTGTGGTTATGCGATCACTCTCGCCAGGTCGCCCCAGTCCTCCTCGTCCTCAGCCTCGACTGGCTGCGCCTCCCAGTCACTCTCATACCCTGGCACCGCGATCTTCTCCATCGCGGCCCAGTTCTGCCCCGCCTTCGCCGCGACCCCGATCGCGACATACTCGCCGAAGCGCGCCCCCCAGCTCTCGGGCAGCGGCTGCTGCACGACCGGCCGCTGCATCTCCATACACACGATCTCGACCACCCGGTCCCACACCCGCAGCGGGATCTCCAGCAGCAGTGAGTCGTGGATCGGGGCGCGCAGCGGCGTCTTCCCGAAGTAGACATCGCCGATGTAACTCGGGCTGTCCTTGTCCGCGAACAGCCGCAGCAGCGCTTCCTTCAGGATCCCCGCGGCGATGCTCTGGGGGTAGAACGCTAACACCCGCTTGCCGTCTTCCCCTAAACTGATGCGGAAGTGCTGCCCGTTGATCGTCAGGACCGGCGGCTCGCTCCCCTCGCGCTGGTGCTTCGCGACCAGGCGGTAGTACTGCGTCGCGGTCAGTCGCTTGTATTGGTAGACGGACCAGAACCAGTGCTTATAGGCAAAGGGATGGTCACCGGCGCCACCGAGATAATGCTGGCGGCTGGCACGCAGCTGTGTGTTCCCCTGCCAGCGGGCCACCCCCGGCGCCATCCCCTCGAAGATGCGCGCGTATTGCTGGGCGACGGCCTGGGTCTTGAAAAGATGCGGAAACTGCAGCTGCATCCCGGCCACCGTCAAGCCATATGCTCGCCCGTGGATGTAGCGCTTGGCGGGCTCGTAGACGTCCTGGTGCTCGTCCTTCACCCGCGCGAAGAGCGCCTTGAGCGCCGCGTCACTCTCGCCGGGGTCGTAGGGCTGACGCAGGACGTGCGTGACCAGGGCGGCATGGACGCCCAGTTTGGCGAGGCGGTAATACTCCGCATCGCTGGCGCACCACCCAGTCTCGACCGCTTCGATCGCGCTGAAGTCCACCTCCAGCAGGCGGCAGCCTGGCCCCGCGACAATGCACCTCCTGAAGCCCGCGGCCAAGCCTTGTGCGCCACCCTTGTCTGCAACCACGTTGGTTATGTTTGGATTGGTGTAGCTGAGTCGCATGGTGCTCGGCTTGAAGGTCGGCACCGGGTGCAGCCGGTCGTCAGCATCGAGTCGCCGCTCGGTGCCTTCCACGTAGGTCCCTTTGACCTTCCCGATCGCGCGGTAGTCGAGCAGCGTCCCATAGAAGCGGTCGCCGGTCGTCCGCGCTAGCCGCTCTAGGGTTTCGCGGTTGGTGCTTTCGCTTTCCTCGCTCGCCGACTTTTTCGCCCGCCCGGGCTTGTGCTTGCGGTGCTTGATGTAACTGAGGACCTGCGGGACGGAGTCAGGGTTGAATGGCTCCTTCCAAAACCACCGGCTGACGCTCGCCACAGCCAGGTCGAGTTGAGGAGCTGCAGCCGGAAGACCTCCAGGTGCAGGTAGAGCACACTTGTGGCGTCGATCAAGGTCTGTAGCTCCGCAGCTGCGGCAGACAAGGACTTCTTTGATGACGAGGCGTTCGATGACTTGTGCTCGCGCATATAGCTCCTGTTTGATCTCGGACGTGGGCTTCCCCTTGCGGGGCACGCCCTTCCGGGTGAATGCGGTCGCTTTCACATGCAGCAGGTCGGCCGCGGGCGGGCGCTTCAGCCCCTCCTTCGGGGTGAGGGCGGCGAGGGAGTCCGGCACGCACGCGCTCAGGGTGTCCATCCGCTCGCGCGCCTTGTCGATCAGCTCCTGCTTGAAGACGAGCAGCTGCGGGCGGTCGACCTTCAGCCCGACCAACTGCGCAGGCCGCAGCACCTCGCTCAGGAGCTGGTGGGTGTGACGCAGGGCCATCGTGAGCTGGCCCTGGCGCTGCAGGTCGTGGTAGATCCCGAACCCGACCCGGTGCGTCTGCAGGCCGTCGGCGGCGCCGTAGGTCGCCGGGTCCTCATCCGCCAGGTGTTTCCAGGGCCCATAGTTGCTGTAGAAAGGCGCGACAAACCCGAGCCCGCGGGGGACATCGCTCTGTAGGAAGTGCCACAGCCACATCAGGTCGACCGCCCGGTGCGAGTCTTCCTCGCGCATCATCGCGGCGTGGACCTGGCGCCCGAAGTCGTACTCGCGGTTCCACATCCATATGCTTCCGGGGGAGGCATACAGCCGCCGGAGTTCCTCCAGGTACGGCCCGGCGTGGGGCACCGTGACGCCTTCGTCGGTGTGGCAGGAGACGTTGTGCCGCAGCAGCTGGTAGCTCACATCGTCGGCGGTGATCTCCCCCTCGTCCCGGCCGCCCGCCTTGTCCGGCGTCTCGACGTCGCTCGATAGCGGATAGGCGCCAGGGTCTTGGGTTCTGGCGGCGACCACCGTGTCGACCCAGGCGCGGAACCACTCGACGCTCGGGTCGACCACCAGCGTGTGGGCGCTCGCCACCCGCCCGTGGTCCCGCGCCTCCTCCGCCCTCCTGAGGTCCCACAGCACGGTGCCGATCATGTTGGTGGCGCCGCGCTGCAAGAACGACGGGTGGAAGGTCGGCACGACCCAGTAGCGGTCGGTCGGGTCGCGCAGCACCGCGCCGTGGAAGTCCTGTACCTTGAGCTTCTTCTTGTGCTCCAGGTGCATCACCCGCCGCAGGGCGGTCAGGCCCATCGGCACGACCACCTGGTGGCCTTCAGCCAGCGTGTCGCGGAGGTACGGGCAGTGCCCCATCGCCGAGTAGTACCAGGGCGCTCTCTCGTCGAACCAGTCGCCCGGCGGCCTGCAGCTGATGGTGTTGTGGATGCGGATGGCGTCGCGGCTCCAGCCGAGGAGATTGAGCAGGCGCTGGAGCATCCCGCCCGCGTCGCCGACGAAGGGGCGGCCGGTCAGCGCCTCGGTCATCCCGAGCGCCTCGCCGACCAGGAGCAGCCAGGCGTCGGAGGGACCATCGGCGGGCGCGAAGCCGTCGCCGCGCTCGTCGAGGGTGCAGCCGCGGCAGCCGTCGGGGTGGGCGAGTCGGCTCATACCCGCTTCCTCTTCGGCGTCACCGTCGGCGGGGTTGGGTACAGGCTGCGGCGTGGTTTTGGCGCTGCAGGAGGCGGCTCCGGCGGCCGTGGGGGCGCGACGCCCCAGATGGTCATCTTGAAGCCGCGCGAGTTGACGCCCACACCGATCTTGACGACGAGCCCGGCCTGATACAGCTCGCTGCGCCGCTTGCGGACGGTCGACTGGTCGTAGTGGGCGAACTCCGGCAGTAGCCAGAGCTGCTCGTCCATCAAGCCGCCGCTGTCGTGGAGGATCTGGTAGATGCGCTCCTGCAGCTTGGTGCGGCCGGAGACGTGGTGGACCGCCGCAGCGACCGAGGTGTCGTGGTCAGGCGAGCGGACCATCCCCCGCAGGTCGAGGTCTGGCGCATCGTCGTCGAAGTCGTCGTCGGGCTCAGTCACGCGGCTCAGGGGACGTCGCCCCCTGCAGCTGCTGCTTCCCCGCCTTCTTCGCCCGCTTCACCTGCTCGGCCTCCCAGGCCTCGCGCGTCCAGCTCTCGACCCACAGCCGCTTGCCGCACCGCGCGCAGTGGTGGTCGATGTTCACCGCCCCGCCATACTGCGGCTCGCCCGCCACCACCTGGTCGTGGATGCCGTCCTCGCAGCCGCCAGCGCCCCCAGGCGCCCCGATCTCCGCGCCCGGGGTCATCGGTAGCCCTCGTAGCGCCGCGAGCCTGCGCGACGGCTCCAGGGGCGCTCCCGCCGCGCGTTGGTGATGTTCGCGACCGCGGTGCGCTGCCCCACCGTGACCCGCTCGGTCTTCTCCACGGTCTCGGCGATGAACCCGAGCGTTTCATCTGCCCAGTCGTAGTCCCCGCTCGTGCGCAGGTCGTTGATCTCGTGCAGGAAGGCGTCCCAGTCCTGCTCCTCCCTGGGGGCGGGGCGGGCGATCGGGGCGTCGAGAGCGGCGTGGGCGTCGTCGGCGTCGATGCGTCTCATAACAGTCACCTCCGGCGTAGACTTAAGTCGGGGAAGTGTGGTAAACGTCGAAGAGGGGAGATCGTGCCTTGTAATGGATGTTATGTTAACTAGCGGTTGGACTCGGTAAACATTGGTTAATCTCACGTTTTTACTCCAGTTTTCCACAGGCTGGAGTAGTTATGTTAACTTCGGTTACTTCCTCCTGGCGGCTTTCTCCTGCAAGGGTTGAGCCTGGTGTAACCATCTCTCGGAGCCGCACGATCTCATCCTCGGCGTCGCAGATCAGCTCGATCACCTCGAAGTAGCCCTGGCTGTCGTCCTCTCGCCAGTCCCGGATGCGGGCCAGGATGTCCGGCTTAGCCACCGGCGGACCCCTCTGGCGCCGTCAGCCGCGCCAGCCGCGCCGCTGCTGAGGCCTGCCTGGCGCTCAGCGGGCGCTCCACGTCCTTCGTCGCCAACCAGGTCAGCACGGCGCGCCGCACCTGTTCCTGGACCGGGATGCCGTCCCGCTCCTTGATCGCTGCCAGGGCCTGTCGCATCTCATCGTCGAACCGAAACAGCATTGCATGTCGTTGTGCCATGGGTGAGATGATATCACATGATATCTCCTCACCGAGATATCACCTGACTGGACGATCCTGGTCACCGTCCGCCTCACGCTGCGCCAGGGAGCGGTCCTCGACCACGTCTAGGGGCCCTGGCTTCGACGGTGTGGGGTCGTCGACCAGCCAGCTCCGCATCCCGATCCCCGTGGCATCCTCGATGCGCGTCGCGGTCTCCAGGCTCGGGCGGCTCGACCCCTGCAGGTACTGGTTCAGCTTGACCCGCGACACGCCGATCTGCTCAGCAGCCTCGGCCTGCGTCATCCGGCCGCGGACGATCCACCGGGCCAGCAGCATCCGCCCTGACAGCTGGGCGCGGGCCATCTTCGGCTTGATGCGCAGGTCGGTCATCGCCGCCCCGCGAACTTCCACCACTCGATGACCAAGAGCGCCAGCAGCCCCACCAGGACCGCCGCCAGCAGCTTCCCGCCGATGTCGAGCATCATCGCTCCCCCTTCCACCGTGTCCACGCCCGCGCCCAGGGCGACCAGTACCGCGCCCAGAACCACCAGCCCCGCAGCGTGCGCGGCCAGAACCCGAAGATCACCCGCGTCTCGTCGTCGATCGCCATCAGCGCCTCACCAGCACCAGGGAGGCCAGCGAGTGGTCCTCCAGCGCGTCCCCGTGGTAGCTCCAGTCCATCCCCCCGAAGGCGCGGAACCCGGCCCGCCTGGCCTCGCCCACCAGCTTCCGGTAGCTGTGGACGTCGTAGATCCGCACCCGGCTCGCGGCGCCGACTGCGCAGTCCGGCCCTTCGGCGTTCCAGAACGAGAAGGTCAGGAACAGCAGCCCCTGCGGCCGCAGGACCGTCGCGGCCCGGGTCAAAAACCGCACCGGCGCGTCGAGGTGATCCAGCACGCTCAGCCCCCAGACCGCCGGGACCGCCCGCATCACCAGGCCGTCGCCGTTCTCGGTCACGCCATACCCCCGGTAGCGGTAGACCGCCTCGGGCCCCGGCGCCGTGAACTCGCACCCGCTCCAGTTCACGCACAGCGGCTGCTCCCGGGTCCGCACATGGTGCTCCTGCTCCCAACGCTGCCAGGCCTCGAAGGCCAGCTGCTGCTGCCAGCGCGCCACGGTCAGACACCCCGCGAAGTCGGCGAGGCGACAGGTCCGCGACAGCGCAAGGGGAGCGGGCGTCACACACCAGGGCTCCCTCAGTTCACTCGCCCGCCGAAGGGCAGGCCCAGCTCCTTGCGCCGCCACAGGTCGTGGACATCCGCCCGCATGATCTCCAGGTAGCTGTCGAGCCCCTCGGGGCCGCGCGTCGCCTGCACCAGGGTGTAGGCCAGCACCGTCGAGATCGTCGCCAGCACCACCCGCATGTCGTGCCCGTCACAGGCGGTCGTGATGGCGTGAGCGAGCTTGGCGGTGTCCTCCTCGAACGACTTCAGCTGTTCCCGCTCTTCGTCTGAGAGGGCGGCGCCTGACGGGTCGGGGCGACTGTAGGGCATGGTGTCGTCTCCTCCTGGTTCGTAGTCGTAGCCGTGTACTCGCGGCGCTGCTGCTCGCGCCGCCAGCTCTCCGACATCGTCAGCGTCTGGTCGACCGCGAGGCGATCGAGAAGCGTCCTCAACCGCACCAGCCTGCTCCACGGGCGGCGCAGAAGATCTGCAGCCTCGGGTGTAGGTCTCGCCGGACGTGCGCGGGGCCGTAGCGCATGGGTTCCGGGGTACACGCGATGACTTCATCGTGGGTCGCCCAGCCCGCGAAGAACAGGGCATGGTTTCGCCCGTCGTCGGCGTCCTCGGAGGGCAGTTCGCCCCGCAGCACGATGTGCAGGTCGGGCGGGTCGTTGCGTTTCCGCCGGTGGTGCTCTTCCCGCTGCCGGTCGACGATGCACCGGCCTTCCACTTCATCCCACGAGACGGCGATCAAGTCGCCCCCCGGCAGGCGCAGGTTGTAGTCGAAGTACTTCTCAAACTGCAGCATCGGGTAGACATTCAGGGCGCCTGCGAAGGCGACTTCCGCGATGGCGCCCCCACGGTCGTTCGCGCGAATCTTGTCTTCGTTCTGCTCCAGGCGCGGGCGATTGCTGCGCTCCCGATTGATGGTGAAGCGCTTGTCACCAATGAACCGACCGAGCTGTCGCACATGCACGTTGACGAAGACCGGCGTGCCTACGACGAAGGTGACCTGAACCAGGCGATCAGTTGGTGTCGTCACTGCTTCACCGCGTAGACTTTGTCGAGCACCGGCTTGTCACTCGGGCCTTTCAAATACGGCGCGATCCACTTCACCCGGTGCGCCTGCTCGGAGGCATACCACTGCGCTCGGTGGTGCCCGGTCACCCACCACTGGTGTTTCCATTCGCGGCTGCCGGGCTCGGCCGTGCTCGTCGTTGGCTTCGACGGGCGGCGCAGGGTGACCACCCGTATGGTCTTCTCAGCTTCCTCGGGGCTGACCCGCGCGCAGCGCCGTCGCACCGCACGCTCGATCCGCTCCTCGTCCGACTTGATGTAGGGCGAGTTCAGGAACGACAGGTGCTGCAGCACGATGCCCCCCAGCGACTCCGGCTCGATCTCCTCGGGATACCGGGTGCCGTAGGCGATCGTGCGGCTGAGGACCTCAGACTCCCGTCCATTCGCATCGACGCAGCAGATCAGGACGAAGGACGTGCCCTGGTCAAGCAGCAAGAAGAACTCGATCGCGACCGTGACGTTGGTCAAGGTCATCATTGACCACGGCGTCTCCAGAGCCCAGAACATCTGGGGGAACGGCAGGACCGACCGGCTGACGACGTGCGGGGGCAGCTCTGGCGCGGCGTGGATCGTCGCCGAGACCGCATCTGACCAGAGGTAGGGGGTCGCCTGGAGCGTGCTTGTCGCCAAGCGCAGCGCGGTGGTCTCGTCGATGTCTGTTGACACTCTGCGCCCTTCCAGCTCGCACAACAGCTTGAAGGGACGGGTCTCCTCGGTGTAGCGCCCCATGGCGATCCCCGCGAAGCTCGCGGCGGTGACGATCTGTTCCCCGCGCGCGTGCCACCCGGCGACGTTTGGCCGGTAGACCATCGTGGTGCGGTTGGACTCCGTCTCCCACTTCGGGAAGCGATAGCGGTACCACTCGTAGCCGATCGGGAGTTCTCGACAATGGGCGTAGAGCGCCGCCGCCGCCAGGCGTTGCTGTTCGTTCAGTTCCGGTGTCGTCATAGCCACGCCCTCAGCTTCGGGTCACTCACGCACCGCTCGATCAGCACCTTCGGGCTCCCGACCAGCCGCAGCCCCTCCGCGGTCCGCGCCCGGCTCAGCGCCACATACAACATCCCCGGCGTGCCAAAGAACGCATCTCTGATGTTGACCTGCACCTTGTCCAGGCTCAGCCCCTGCGACTTATGCACGGTGGATGCATATGCCACCCGCAGCGGCATGTACACCACGTCGCCCACGATCTCCCACTTGCCGTCGACCTTGTCGCCTTCGCCCTTCGCCAGCAGCTCTTTCCTTCTAGCCCCATCGGCGGGAATCTTCAGTTCACGCCGCACCCGGCTGACCTCGACCGCGCCGCCGGTGCGCTGCAGCTGCACCCAGGCGGTCGTGTCGGTCGCGTCGACCAGCGTGCCCAGGTCGCCGTTGACATACACCAGCTGCCCGGTGTCGGGGTCGCGATAGTTGTTGAGGATCATCACCAGCGCCCCGATCTTCAGCACCAGCTCCGGGGGGACCTGCGAGGTCCACTCGCCGCGCTGCTTGCCCCAGCGGCTGGAGTCGAAGCGCACTTCCTTGCCCTGCACCGCGGCCATGCGCAGGTAGTTATGCCGGTCGACGTGCTCGTTCCTGGCGACGATGGTCGGCCCCTCGAAGTGGTTGTCGGTCTCCTGCTCGATCAGCCCGCGACTGACGAAGTAGTCCGCGACCTGCTCCCCCTGGGCCGCCCGCGCCGCCCGCAGCATCTGGATGAAGTCGGCGTCGGCCTGGCGGCGGATCTCCGTCAGGGTTATTAGTGACTCCGCGAACGGCCGCCACTCCGGCGAGGTGAACGCATACTCGGCCTTGACCGGCGCCAGCTGCAGGAAGTCACCGACCAACGTCAACCCCATGGCGGGCTGCGGCGTCTCACCGTCGTCGACCCACTTGCTGATCACATAGCCCCGCCCGTTGACCTCCTCGATCGCCTTGACCAGATAGGTCAGCTGGTCGGCGTCGAGCATCGAGACCTCGTCGAGGACGAGCCGCCGCACGCCGACCTTCCACAGCCTGCCCAGGCGCGCACTGAGAAACCCGTCCTGGTACTTCTGCCGCATCGAGTCAGTGTCGAAGTAGCCCAGGACCGAGTTGATGGTCTCGCCGCCCGCGTTGATCGCGGCGATGCCGGTGGTGGCGCAGAGCAGCAGGCCCTTCTCCTGCGCCGCCCACTCCCGGGTCTTGTAGGTCTTGCCACTCCCCGCCGCTCCGGCGAGGTAGGTATAGGTCGGCACCGGCGACGACCACAACCCGACGTCCGACACCCCTGTGGACGCGGGCGTGACACTCATCGCCGGTACCAACCGCTCGGGCACTACCACGCGCGACCGGCGCGGTGACACCACCGGCGGGGCAGGCAGCCACCCGAACGTCAACGCAGGGTCAGGGGGGCTGGCCTGGCGCTGCATGACTCACATCTCCTCGCGATGGATCTGCTCGGCCCGCTTGCCCTTGGGGACGTAGCTCGGCGTGAAGCGGACGATCGAGCCTTCCTGCAGGTCCTTGATGTCGTAGTCCACCAGGCCCGACTGGTGGAAGAAGAAGTCCTGCCCGAGGTCGTCGGCGTGGCCCTCGGTGCAGCGAATGAACCCGAACCCCCGCTCGGGGTAGACCCGCTGCACCCGCCCCCGGCTGGGAACAGGCGTGGCGGGGGGCCGGGGCGTAGCACGCGATGCGGTCGATCCACTGGGCACGGTATGGCCTCCTCCTGCGCGAAACGTCGGCGTCGTCGATTAGTTTGCCGTCTGTGCCCCGGCGGTACCGGGACTGTCGAGCGGCAGCTGGGTTGGCAGGCCCGAGCGCTTGCGATGCGGCGCAGACTTGCGCGGGGCGGCCACCGGCTGGCGGCTGCGGACGATCTCCTTGATGATGGTCACGGCCTGGTTCGCCTGCACCAGGTCGGTGGTGGTGAAGTAGTTGATGATCACAGCGAGCGGGTCACGTTTCTTTGACATGCGGATCTCCTTCACGAACGGCATCGAGTAACTCGGGTCGATCGAGCGCGAGCTGCAGCCCGTCCCACAGCCCTTGCAGGTAGCAGCTGCGGCTCACACTCTCGACGATGTTCTGGTCATAGCAAGAGCGGCGGACGATGGCGGCGACGCGAGCGTCGGCGAAGGCGACATACTCGTGTGGGAACTCAATCGTCTCGGTCTCCGTCTGGCGTCTCGCCATCGCCGCCTCCTCACATATGCTTTATTAGGCCCGCATGTTGTCCAGGTTGCCGAACGCCCGCAGCAGCGCGCCGCAGCTGCCGCAGTTGATCTCGTAGGGCACCTCGCCGTTAGGCCCCTTGGGGACGTCCTCCTGGTAGTAGCCCTCGCCGCAGCCCTTCTTGCCTTCGACGACCTGGACCTGCCCCGAACCATCCCGGGCGCGGATGTCGCGGTCCTTGCTGCAGCGCCAGCTGTAGCGGATGTCGGCGCTGAACTCCTTGCCCGCGTGCTTGGCGATGGCCTGCATGTAGCCGCGGTTGTTGCCTGGCTTGCCCTTGTCGCCGAACGCGCGCAGCAGGTAGTCGAGGTCACTCGCCACGACTTCCTTGCCCTTGCCTCTGCCCCGCTCGTTGTTGGTGAGCTTGGTCTCGAAGGGTTCGCCGTTGCTCGCGCCCTTGGGTGACTGGACGATCAGCAGCGGATGGTCGCGGTCGAAGTTCGCCCGCACGCGCTGCGGTGGCTGCTTGTCGGGGACGTCGATCAGGTCCCAGATCGCTGACAGGTCCATCGGCAGCTTGAACCGATAGGCCCCGGGTGGCGGCGGGGGCGTGAAGCCGCCAAACGTCGGCAGGTCGTCGAGGTCCTGCCCGGCGGTCGGCAGCGGTTCGTCTTTGAGCAGGCCCGCGAGTTCTTGCAGTGACTTTCCCATAACGATGCTCCTTGATGCACGGATGTACGGGTGGGCGGAGTGCCCACACGCGCGTCGTCGTCATCGTCGGAGTCGTCATGGTGATAGTCATGGTCGTCGTCGTCGCCGGTCGGGAAAACTCGAGAAGCCTATGCTTTCTTATGGCACCGTCGTCAGCCGCTGGGGTGGTCGTCCAGGCGGCGGTGGTGGTCCGCCTGCCACAGGCCTCGTATCACCCACTAAGGCCGTCGGCACCAGAACGCCTGGCTCCTCGACGACCGCCGCGGCCTCGATTCGTGGGCGGACCTTGGGCCGCACGGTCGGCACCGCGGTCGCAGCAGGCGGCGTGAACGGGGGCGCGGTGGGCATGACCGGCGCCGCCACCGGCACCCGCATTGGCGCCAGCTCCTGGCTCGCCGCCGGGGCGGTCGCCGCCGCGACGCTGAAGCCCTCGCCATACTCGCTGGGCGTGCCCGCCAGCCCCGGCGCGCCGACGATCTCCTCGGCCATGGCGCGGCGCAGGTCGGCATCGAGCAGCGTGAAGACCAGCCCCAGGTTGGCCTGTGACCAGGGCGCGTCGAGCGGGTCAATCAGCACGTCGGGCAGGCCTTGCGGCGAGGCGGAAGTCTTGAGCAGGTGGCGGCGGTTCTGGGCGTCGATGAACGGGCGCAGGAACAGCGCGAAGTGCTCCCGACCCGCGTCGTCGGTGGTCTTGCCCATCTCGGCGACGTTGCCGAACCAGGAGCTGGCCTCGTCGGTCGCAGCGCGGCCTGGGAGCTTGGCGCCGACGACCCCTAAGCCGCCTTCATCGGTCGCCTCCATCGCCAGTGCGGTGAACACGGGTCCCTCGACCAGATACGGGATCGACAGCGAGTTGTTGACGAACTGCTGGCCGCGTGACTGCCCGAAGCCGACATCGGCGCGGTTGTTCCCGCCCAGCTTGATCGAGCCGGACACCACGATGCCGCCGAAGGCTGGTTTCTCGCCGCCTATCTGTCCGGCGCCCCTGGCGTGGTCCATATGCTCCATGACCACGTTGGTCATGCTGGTCAGGCCGTCGTAGGCCACCCCGCCGACCAGCTCGAAGCCCTTGGTGCGATGCACGTCCTCGACCACCGCCAGCTCATTGACCGCGTGCAGCGTCTTGCACGGCGTGCAGTAGGTGGGGCCGACGAGGTGCCGCGCCGGTAGGTGCGCCAGCGCCTCGCCGGTGGCCTTGCAGCTGACGCGATAGAGCGTGGTGACGGGCGGGACGAGGTCGACCGCCGGGGAGGTTTCCCCCGTCTCGGCGTTGATCGAGCGTGGCCAGTAGCCCCGCGTGGCGAGATACAAGGTCTCGATGCCCAGCATCTCGGCACTCCTGGTGCGGGCGCGCCAGAAGCGGACCAGGCCCTGCTTCATCAGCTTCTGCAGCTCGGTCGGGATGGCGCCGCCGTCCCAGGAGTAGAGCAGCAGCACGCGGTGGTAGCTCTCCCAGAGGTAGCGGGCGAACCTGGCGAGGAGGCACGTCTTCCCCGCTCCCGGCACGCCGAGGACCATGGTCGCGGTGAAGATGCGGCGGGGCGGAGACTCTACGATCAAAGTCGGGTCAGCCATCAGTACTTCCCCTTCAGGGCAATCGCGGCGTTGGCGATATGCACCGCCACACGCAGGTAACGCAGCGCGCTCGACTGGTCCGGCGAGGCCGGGGTCAGGTCGATGATCGCGTTGGCGAAGTCCTTCGCGGCGCTGCGCAGCTTCTCGTACGCGACCTGCTGGTCCGGCGTCGGCGGGTGGTACGTGAAGATCTCGGTGATGTCAGCGTGATTGAACGGCATGGGCGTCCTCTTCCTCTCTCACTCCAGTGAGCGTTTCCTGCAGCTGGGCGATCACCGCGTTGGCCTCCTCGACGCTGAGCCACTCGCCGGTGCGGACTTCCTCGGGCTTCCCCGCCAGGAACTGGTCGCGGAAGTAGCTGAGCGCGGCGACCAGGGTGCGGTAGGTCTTGCCCTCGGGGGCGTGAACCTCACGGGCTGGGGGCTGGCGCTCGGCCCGGCGGGCGGCGGCGATGCCCTCGACGTAGCCTGCCATGTAGGCGTCCTCCAACGTGGCGTGGGGCTGCTGAGTGACCCAGGCCTGGTACTCCGGCAGTGACTGCGCCTGATTCGAGCCGGAGGAGTAAGTCGGCTCGCCCAGCTCGTAGGTCGAGCGCGGCTCGTAGCGGCGGTCGGGTGCAGGCGCTGGGGCTGGGGCTGGCGGCGGCGGTGGTAGCGGCTTCCCCGCTCCGCACAGCTGACAGCCCTGGGTGAGCGGCCCGGCGTTGTCGGCGCCGCAGCTCGGGCAGCGCCACATGCCGATGTCGCCCAGGCCGGGCCCGCCGTAGTGACGGCTGCCGCCGACCGGGCTCATGGCGTGCGCCTCGTCGGCGTGCTGGTGGTCGGGACCGCGTGCAGCCGCTTGCCGATCTCGTCGATCGTCTGCTGGGCAACCTGCGTCTGGATGTCGCTGAGCAGGCGCATCACCCGCAGCGTCGCGTCATGCTCGCCTGGCGACTTGATCACCGCCTGCACGATCTCGGTGGCCCAGCGCTCGATGCGGTTGAAGTCTTCGTCTCGTATCGGTGCGGCCATTACTCCTCCTCCTCGACCGTCTCGGCCTGCTCGGGTAACAAGCCCCGCGCCACGGCCTGCACCCGCTCCGGCTCGTGGTGCGGCAGCCTCGCCTGGTAGCCGTTCGCCATCGGGTCGTCCCACCCGTTATGGCGGTGGCAGACCGGCACGAACTCACACTGATTGTCCTTGCCAAAGGGTCTGCACGCCCAGCTGCAGGGCACCAGGCGGTCGAGCGCGGCCTGGAACGTCGGACTCGACCAGGTGTGCCCCAGCTGCTGCAGCTGATACAACGTCCAGAGCGCCTCTTGCCAGCGGGTCTCCTCGCCCTCGAAGCCGCGCAGCAGCGACTTCAGCTGCTCGGCCTGCGGGTTCATGGGGCCGAGGATGAAGCAGATCTTGTCGAGGACACTCGGCGGCAGCATCCGGGTCCAGAACTCCCCCGGTGTCAGGTCTGGGTCTTGCCCTTGATACGCGCGCCAGGTCGGCCAGTCACTCTCCTCCAGCAGCCACACGCCCGCCCGCTTGTGCATCTTGGAGGCGTGCTTGGTCTCGCCCTCGGGGTTGACCCACTCGTAACTGGGGAGCCAGTCATCGCTGGCGAAGGGTGGGTTGCCAGGGCGGCGATACCCGTAGCAGAGCGGCGACTGCTGCTTCTTGCGCGGGTCGTCCGGCGTGTAGCGGTCACGCACCCTGCGGCCCTTGTTCAATCCCACGATGTAGATCTCGGTGACCTCGGTGCCCCACAGCTCGCGGGCGTCGACCGTGCCCAGGGCGAGCTGCGCGTCGGTCTCCCACTGCTCCGCCCAGGCCTCGGACTCCCAGCCGGTGGTCTTGCACTCGAAGTAGGCCAGGCTGTGGCCGCTGCGCCGCTCGGCCAGGAGGTCCGTGCGCAGCATGATCGCCTGGCCCTCGCCTAGCATATGCAAGCGTTCTTCCTCAACCCGCACGACTTTGTACTGCGCGTGCAGCCAGGGCAGGAACTTCAGCCGCAGCACCCAGGCCAGGCCCGCGACCAGCGCGCACTGCTCGACGATGGTCTCTTCTGTTTGTGGCCCGCCGAGGATGCCGCGGTAGCCGCGCGCGTCGACCCGCCCCAGGTAGTCGCGGGTAATGGCGCCGATCATCTCGCGCATCTCGACCAGGTCGGGCAGGCGGTCGAACCGCTGCAGGATGCGGGCGCAGGCTTCGAGGATCTGATGCACCGCGATCCCCGTGACCAGTGGCAGCGCCTCGCGGCGGGCGGTGAAGCCGTAGCCGGTCGGACCTGCGTGGTAGCCGAGATACCGCGCGCGGGGGCAGCGGGAGATGCCGACCTTGAAGCGGGAGCGGTCGGTGAGCCAGAGGTCGAGGGGGCTAGAGGTTGGCGCCAGGGTCGGTGTCGTCGTCGGGGTCGTCTCGTCGGACATGCTGCGCCTCCGTCGTCGTCCTGGTCTGCGTCTTCGTGGTGGTGGTCGAACGCCGCCGCCGCCGCCGGACAAAGCTATTGGGGGCCACGCCCAGCAGGTCCTCGATCGCGGTCGCGACGTCGAGACCGGGCTTGCGAGTGCCCTTCTCATACATCGCGATGGTGCTCTGGGTGACGCCGAGCTTGCTCGCCAGGGTGGCCTGTGACCACTTTCTGGCGAGACGCGCGGAGCGGAGGGTCGTCGGGGGTCGTGTGGGCACCAGCCGTCCTCCCGTCAAGCGCGAGGGGCGAGTCTGCCCCCCGCCGGGACCGAGGTCAAGTGAACCGCGTCGACCCATGCCGACCTGTCGCCCGAGTGCGTCCAGGGCCGCTAGGAGACGCTAAGCGGCGTGGACTTTCGCCTATGACTAGGGGTCATAAGCCGGGTGCGGTAGAGCTATCACACCAGGTCATATTTTTCATCACCAGGGGTGATACTGGCTGTCGGGGATCCCCTGACAACGCACTTTCTCTGTGCAAGTTAGGGCATGGGGTCGGGTGGGGCAGGCTGCCGGGCCATTCGGGGGGCTAAATAGGGGCCAGAAGGCGGCTCCGAGGCGCGGGAACGACACACGCCTCGGCGAGGGTTTCCCTCTGGTGCGCCTGACTTTCGTCAGTAGTTCACTGTAGGCGGGTCGCGTTACGCGGTGTACACCTTGGCGGTGCGCAGGTAGCCGTCGCCCTTGCGCTTGATGTAGCCGTAGCGCGACAGCGGCGGGATGGCGCGCATCTCGGCGGCGGTCACGCCGACGTTCAGCGGCGTCAGGGCGCTCTCGGTGTTGAAGCGGGCGAGCAGCGCGGCTGAGGCCGCACGCTGCGCCTTGATCTCCTGGGAGTAGTGCTTCTTGGACGCCTTCTTGTGGCGGGGCGTGACCGTGGGCTCCGGCGCATGTGCCTTCGGGGCGGTCTTCTTGCGTGGTCCCCGCGTGACTCGCAGGCGCCAGACGGCGCTGTGGCCGTGCCCGCTCATGTAGACGTCACGCATGTCGCCCAGGAGCTTGGTCAGCCAGCTGCGGCTCATCCCCTCCCCGTGTTCGGCGAGGATGTCCAGGAGCCGCGTCGACGAGAGCGGCCCGTCTGCGAGCGTGGTGCGGATCAGGGCCTCGCGGTCGACTTCCCCGCCGATCGCCCCGCCAGCAGCCTCCTGGGCCGGTCCTGCGCCATTCTGGTGCCCGTTGGTTGTGGCGCGCTGCTGCTTGCGCAGGGCGATGGCCTGGTCGAGCGCGCCTGGGAACAGCGGCGCCTTGTTACTCGCCGCCTGGTCGGTCATCTCCGCCGCCGCGAGGCGGAGCGCCTGGGCCCGGCGCTCCAGGTCTTCGGCCCGCGCGATCATCTGCTGTGTTGTCGGCATCGTCGTCGTCTCCTTCAGTGGGTGGTGGGGGTGGATGGGGCGGCGTTCACCCGCAGGCACATCCCGGCCAGTAGGCCGATATGCCAGTACAGGAATAGCCGCGGGGTGCGGTCGGCGCGGTCTGCGTCGCGATAGTAGCCATGCACGAGCTGCGCGAAGAGGCGAGAGTCATCCAACGCGAGCGCATCCCGAGTCGTGGCGAGCGCCTCGCGGTCCTCGTCGGTCAGGCTGGGGGTAGTTTCCGGCGTGGGCTCTAGTACCGCGGCATAGGCGATGCGGCGCAGTTCCTTCAGCTCGGCGACCAGCTGTCGGCAGACCGCCGCGCGCAGCACCACGGTGCCCTCGCCCTCGGGGGTGAGCTTCGCCAGCCACTCTAGGTCGACCAGGCTCATGCGCCGCCGCCTGCGGCCCGTGCCTCGAAGCGCTCAACGCGTAGCTTGTGGGCCTGGTCCCGCCGCTGCCCCTTGCGCTTCTTCGCGGCCTTGCGCGCCTCGGCCTGCTCCTGCTCCTCGTGGTGTTTCAGCGTCGTCCAGGTCACCAGCGCCTGGTCCGGCTCGTTGTGCTTCTTCACGTAGGCCTCCAGCGGCTCGGTCCCCCCGATCCCCTTGGCCTCGAAGCACGCGCCCAGCACCGCCAGGCTCACCGTCCCGACCCTCGGCAGCGCCAGCGCCGTCCAGGGCACCTCGTCATACAGCTGCTTGAGGCTCTTCACCGTGACCGCCGCGTTGACCCGCGCGCTGAGGTTCTTGGCCGCCATGAAGTTGTAGCAGCCCACGCGCGCCAGGTCGCCCCGCGTGAGCTTGTCACTCCCGAACTCGACCACCGCCGCGCGAGCGGTTTTCTGCAACTGCTCGACGGCTGTGCTGCCTAGGATCGAGGTGCTGAGATTCATACGCGTCTGCCCTCCTTCTTCGTCTTCGTGGTGGTGGTGGTCGTCGTCGTCGGCATGGCCTGCAGGCGTCGAGTCACTTGCTGGGGGCCGCACCGGGTGAGCGTCTCGAAGAACGTGCGCAGCGCGTCGCGGGCCGCGAGGGCCTCGGCGGCGGACTCGCACACCATGGTCCAGCTCACGCCGCGCCAACTGCGATACTGGCCGTTCGGCGCCATGATCATCGGCTGCACCCGCATCCGCACGGGCCCGGGGCGCACGGCGGCGTCCCGAATCGGTTTGTCGAGGTCGTCGATCTGCGAGAACTCACTGAGCATCGGTGTCGGCTCCCTTCCATCGTCTGGTCGTTTTCACGACGGCACCCTAGCCCAGCGGCTCCCGCCGTGTCAAGTTGTGGGATTGTTTTGTTGTGCAAACCGTCCCTAGATCTAGGGGTGTCGCACGAGGGCGTCACCACCTGGGGGGAGGCTTGATCTGGCCGGACGCGCTGCGATAGAAGCGGG